TTTGCTAATGATATATACGGATTTGTAAGTTGGAGAAAAATGAAAACCAGACAGCAAGAAATAACTAATGTTGTGAGCATAATGTAAATTCCAGTTTGTTTTAGTCTTGAATAAGTGAATAGTTTTATAAATATTTGTAATTGATGTATGAGCATCGGCAGAAATGTCGGTGCTTTTATTATGCTTAATTTTACGGAAAGGAGGATGACCGATGGCAAGCAGAATACAGGGTATTACCGTGGAGATTGGTGGAGATACCACGAAATTGCAGACCGCCCTTAAAGGGTTGAACGGAGAAATCAAGTCTACCCAGACACAGCTTAAGGATGTAGAAAAACTGTTGAAAATGGATCCAGGTAATACAGAACTTCTTGCACAGAAGGAAAAACTCCTGGCACAGGCTGTTGAAGAGACAAAGCAGAAACTGGAAACTCTAAAAACAGCAGCAGAGCAGGCTAATACAGCGCTTGCGAATGGGGATATTTCACAGGAGCAGTATGATGCACTTCAAAGAGAAATTGTAGAAACAGAGCAGAACTTAAAAAGTCTTGAAACACAGGCAAATCAGTCTGCTACGGCACTCCAGAAGATTTCTGCCACGGGCGAAAAAATGAAAACGGTGGGAGATAACATTTCTTCTGCCGGACAGAAACTTCTCCCGGTTACGGCAGGAGTGACTGCACTTGGAACGGCATCCGTTACCACGGCTGCAAACTTTGAAAGTTCCATGAGTCAGGTACAGGCTACAATGGGGATTACCAAGGATTCCATGTCTACCCTCGACGGGCAGAGCGTTAATACGATGGACGCACTATCCAACCTTGCAAAGGAGATGGGTGCGTCCACTGCTTTTTCTGCCACGGAGTGTTCCGAGGCATTAAACTACCTTGCACTTGCAGGTTACAGCACACAGGAAATGGCAGACACACTTCCAACCGTTCTTAACCTTGCGGCGGCAGGCGGGATTGACCTTGCGTCTGCATCTGATATGGTAACGGATGCCATGTCAGCACTGGGAATGGAAACGTCCGATGCTGACAGGATGGTAGACCAGATGGCAAAGACAGCTTCTACCACAAACACATCCGTTGCACAGTTAGGTGAAGGAATTCTTACCATCGGTGCGACTGCCAAGTCTGTCAAGGGCGGAACGGCAGAACTGAATACGGCACTTGGTATCCTTGCAAACAACGGTATCAAGGGAGCAGAGGGTGGTACACATCTTCGAAATATCATTCTGTCATTGCAGAACCCTACCGATAAGGCGGCTGCCAGCATGGAACAGCTTGGTGTCGATGTGTATGACTCCGAAGGAAATATGCGTTCCCTGAATGATATCCTTGGAGATTTGAATACAAGCATGGATGGTATGACCTCGGAAGAAAAATCCAATATCATATCAAACATTTTTAATAAGACAGACCTTTCTTCCGTAAATGCTTTACTTGCCAATACGGGAAACACATGGGACAGCCTTCAGGAGTCCATTACAAACAGCGGTGGTGCTGCACAGCAGATGGCAGATACACAGCTTGATAACTTACAGGGTCAGTTAACACTTCTAAAGTCAGCTCTTGAAGGGCTGGCTATTTCTTTTGGTCAGTTACTGATGCCTGCATTAAAAAGCATTGTAGGTGCAGTGCAGAGCGTGGTGGACTGGCTGAACTCCCTTGATGAGGGAACGAAGAAGTTCATTGTAACGGTTGCACTTGTAGCTGGGGCGTTGGGACCAGTACTCATCATCATTGGAAAGGTAATATCAGCAGTCGGTACGATTATGACGGTTGTTCCGAAGATTGCAGGAGTAATCAATGTGGTAAAAGGAGCATTTGCTGCCCTGAACACCACAATGCTGGCAAATCCGATATTCCTGATTATTGCAGCCATTACGGCGCTTGTGGCTGCGTTCATCTATCTGTGGAATAACTGTGAGGGATTCCGTCAGTTCTGGATTGACCTTTGGGAGAATGTAAAGCAGATAGCCATTACGGTGTGGAATGCAATCAAATCATTCTTCTCGGCAGTGTGGGAAGGCATCAAGTCCATATTTACAACGGTGCTTGGAGTCATCAAAACACTGGTGACTACCTATTTTAATTTCTATAAAACCATTATAGAAACCGTGCTGAATGTAATAAAGGCCGTGATTACCACAGTGTGGAATGCCATCAAGGGTGTGTTTACCACAGTATTCAATGTGATAAAAACCATCATTACCACGCAGTTCAATATCTATAAAACAATTATAGAGACTGTGCTGAATGTGATAAAAACGGTGGTTACCAACGTGTGGAATACCATAAAGACGGTTGTTACTACAGTGATGAATGCCATTAAGATTGTGTTTACCACAGTGTGGAATGCAATCAAGACCATCATATCCGCCGTGGTAAGCGGTATAAAGGGACTGATTACCGGGGATTTCACGGCAGTGAAAAATTCCATCACTACCATCATGAACACCATAAAGAGTACCATCAGCACGATATGGAATACCATAAAAAATACATTTTCCACGGTTCTTGGTGCCATTAAGAATTGTGTTTCTAATGTATTTAACGGCATTGTGAATGCCGTAAAGGGAGCAATGACGAATGTGCTGAATGCCGTAAAGAACGGTTTCTCTAATGTGAAGAACCATATTACGGGACTTGCTTCACAGGCAGTTACATGGGGAAAGGATTTAGTCATGGGACTTGTAAACGGTATTAAAAGCTGCATCGGTGCAGTGGGAGATGCCGTAAAGAGTGTGGCAGACAAGATTAAGTCATTCCTGCATTTCTCCGTGCCGGATGAAGGACCTTTGACAGAATATGAGTCATGGATGCCTGACTTTATGGACGGACTGGCAAAGGGAATTAATAAGAGCAAAGATGTGGTGGCAAAGGCAGTGGAAGGGGTGTCACAGGATATGGTCATAAATCCAAATGTGAGTGCAACCACATCGGCTATGGAAACCACATCACGCTCATCGGCACGAAACACGGCAGACATTGTAGGAGCAATCCGTGAGGCATTTGCAGGAATCAATCTTAATGGCGGGGATACCGTTATTCCGGTTTATATCGGTGGAACAATGCTTGACGAAGTGATTGTATCAGCACAGCAGAGAGCAAATATCAGAAGTGGAGGAAGGTAGAATGGCATATATACAGTATTTGGTGTTCAACGGAAATAACCTGCCACTGCCGGACTCCTATTCAGTAGATCTGACAGATGTGGAGGCAGATACGGGAGGAGAAACAGAAGCAGGAACTACACAGAGGGATGTTGTAAGAAGCGGAGTGGCTACCATTTCCGTTTCTTTTTCTGTTTCTCCGAATTGGTTGAAAAAGCTCACGGCATATTCCAAGATGGCAAAGATAACCGTGAGGTATTTTGATACGGAAACATTGGAACTAAAGGAAACAGAGATGTATATTTCAGGATTCAAGGCATCGCTTAAGAAGGATACATCTTATAAAGGTTTATGGACGGTGTCCTTTACGCTGAATGAAATGTAACGGGGGTGGCATTGTGTTTGATGTATCTGAAAAGTTTAAAAATGCAGTAAGGCAGAATACAAGAAAATATGAGTGGCACGGAACGATTACAACCAAGGATGGCAGGGTATATGAATTTGGTGCAAAGGATATCGTAAAAGGTTCCGGGTATATTAAATGGCAGTGTTGTTCTGATACGGAAATCGAACTCGGGACTGTGTATGCTGCGGAAATGGGCATCAGCCTGTTTTCTGAAATAGACAGATATACACTGGAAGATGCTGTGGTAAGGCTTTTTTATTCGCTTACTTTATTGGATGGTACGGTTGAAACCATACCGATGGGAGTATTTGAAGTGTCTGAGGCGAACCGGGGAATAAGAACCTTGGAGATTAAGGGGTATGATTATATGCTCCGATTTGAAAAAGCACTGAAACTGGAGTCCTCAAGCGGTACACCATATCAGTTTTTAAAGACTGCCTGTGATACCTGTAAGGTGGAAATGGCACAATCGGTGACGGAGATTACGGCATTGCCGAATGGGGGAACAACGCTTGGTATTTATGCGGATAATGACATTGAGACATTCAGGGATTTGATTTTTTATGTGGCACAGGTAGTCGGATGTTTTTGTCAGATTGACCGTTATGGAAGGCTGGTGTTAAAGCAGTATGACAATAAACCTGCATTGACGATTCCGCAGAAAGAGCGGTATGACAGCAATTACTCTGACTTTGTAACAAGGTATACGGCAGTATCCTCAACAAATCAGACAGACCAGACGTCAGAGTATATCGCAATGGAAACGGATGATGCATTAACCATGAACCTTGGAATCAATCCGCTTATGCAGTTTGGTCTGAAATCCACGAGAGAGCGGATGCTTCGTGAAATACTGACGGCACTTCAGAAGGTAAATTATGTTCCATTTAACAGTACCACGATAGGAAATCCGGCATTGGAGCCGGGAGATATCCTGCAGTTTACAGGTGGCCATGCTGATGAAGATAAGGTCAGTTGTATCACAAGTATGGAGTGTAAGATTTATGGAAAGATGTCCATAAAATGCGTTGGTAAGAATCCAAGGCTTGCAGGTGCGAAGAGTAAGAATGAGAAGAACATTACGGGTCTTTTGAACTCGGTGGAGAGTGGAAAAACTGTTGTATATAACTTTGTAAATGTCAGTCCGTTTAATATAGGGCAATCGCTGACCAAGGTAATGGACATCGATTTTACGGCTACGGAGGATACAACGGCAGCTTTTCAGTGTGAGATGCTTCTCGAGGTCATGAAACCGGAAACGGAGGGCGAAAGTGCAGCAGAAGAGGTAATCATCGAAAATCCTGAACTTTCCATCATCTATAAAATGAATGGAGAAACCGTTGATAATTTTATGCCGACAAAGACCTGTATTTACGGAAAGCACATTGTGACCCTGTTCTATCCCATAACGAAGGTTATTGAGAAGAGTTCCAATACATTTTCCATGTATCTGAAAATATCGGAAGGCTCCGTGAACATAGGAGAAGCACAGATAAGGGCAACCATTAGCGGACAGGGACTTGCAGCAGGTCTTGGAGACTGGAACGGCCGTATCAATATCAATGAGAATATCGGATTTGTAAAAATCAGTGATGTTCCGTTTGTGGCAGATGCATTTGAGGACAGGGTGTCTGTTGTATTTCCGAATATCCGCAGATCAGGCATATCACAGAACATAGGAAATATTGCCATTACGGAGATGGATTTTGGTGTGGATACCTTTACCGACAGGACATGGATTGCAGAGATACTTCGCACCTTTGTTCTGACATCCATCAGGGGAAATCCAAAATATAACGGATATGTGACCGTAAACAGTAATGAGCAGTTTGTTTTACGAAAACGGCATAGTCTTGAATCAGTTCCAGAGTCTTTGGAACATGGATTTATGGAAAATCTGCTGATTGACACATCCTTCCTGGAATCGGTGGAGCAGATTACAGTGAATGGCACATCGGAAGGGTACAGATTACAGAAAGTAATAAATGTATCAGATACTTCCGTTAAGGTGCCGGAGGAAGTGGATACTACGCATGGTTTCTTTGAACTTAAAGCAACGGTGACCGAAGAGCAGACATCTGTATCTTTGGAAACAGACAGCGGATTTATGGAAAGTCTTGTGGTGGATACGTCAGAGTTTGACGGTGTGAAAGGAGTGGAATTTGGCTTATGAATTATGACAGTGTAAATGAAATATTCGCCGCAGGGGTAACGAACATGACCTGCCTTTTGCAGAATAGTAACAATTATGACGGAGGTACTCTTGCTGTCAATGGAGCAGATTTTCTGCTCTTTAAGGACAGTAAGGTATCCTCCATTTTTGCACATGGGGATTCTTACTGGGGAATTGGCACGGATACATCAAACTTAAAAATCAATAACAGGGACTCCAGAATGCGTTCCCTGTACCGTGAAGAAGGAACATTATACAGCTATTACCGATTCCTAAAGATACGCTGGGAAGGCTGGTCCCATTACAATGCATCCGGGGTGGATTATCAGATTAAATATGATCTTATTTTCTGGGATACCGGGGACATCACCCTTCATATGATTGATGTGCCGATTTCCTGTTATGATGGAGCATTTGATTTTGTGGCAGATAAGACCTACACCTTTACAAAACCGACAGATGCCTCCCCGGATATTACATTTCAGTATTACCCGGAATCAAAGACTTATGAAATAAAGTACACCCCAATAGATTTGCTTGTTCCGTTTAAGGTGCTGATAAGGGATGGAGAGGGAGTACTTTATACAGTACAAAACGAGTTAATAAACGAAGAAAGTGGGGAATGTGAGGATGTGCTTGTTGCCTTGGAAGAAACGGAAATAACCTCTCTGTTATTTAAGACAAGAGGATTTCAGAAACTGCCTGACTGGGAACTTATAAAGGAACTGACATTGCCGGAAGTCTTAAGCTGGAGTGACAGCAGGGCATTTCCGCTTAATGCCATGATTACGGGAACGCCGCCCAAACAGTATATCGAATGTATGGCTGATTTATCGGATGAAACAGTCCTTGGTATCAAGGCGCTGAATGCGGAGTATACGGGAGATGTCACGGTACAGTACAGTTATGATGGAGAAGCCTATACGGATGAAGTGCCGATGGCTGATTTTTTGCTTATGGATTTGGAGGTCCTTTTTGCGGGACTGTCAGAAAGCAAGACAATCACATTCAGATTCTGGTTGGCAGGGGATGCAACACTTACCACTTTTATTATGAATTACAGAAATGGAGATGATGACGATGGCAAAACTGATGGGAACAACTAAGATTGAACTTACCGATGTGAAAACAGGGGAAAAGGAAGTGTATGAAAACCACAACATGGTTACCAATGCCCTGACGGATATCTTCAGACCGCTTGGCCTGTCGAACCGTCCAAACAGATACTTCAGCGAGTTTGTGCCATACTACCAGACACTACTTGGAGGAATTTTGTGCTTTGACAAGGAAATCCCGGAAAATCCGGATGACTATTACCCTCCGGCTGATGCCAGTCTGATAGGATGTGCTGCGTATGGGGTACAGAATAACACAAAAAATACGTGCCGTGGTGGGTTTAATCAGACGGAATCGGAAGTGAACCTGAAAGACCGCTATGTGAAATATGTGTATGATTTTGCTACCAGTCAGGCTAACGGTACAATTGCAAGTGTGTGCCTCAGTCATAAAAACGGTGGGTTTACATCGTACGGATATAAGAATGCAGAATATACGACAAGCTATCCGCTGATGCAGAGTATAGCAGAGGATACATTACAGTATGTCTACCCGGACAGAACAGGTGCGTCTACAAGCAGCAGATATTCAGGCATGACGATTGGAACAACGGAACTGATTTTCCTGATTGACCGTGAACAGGATTGTGCCTATTACTTTAAGGTTGCAGATAAAAACCATATCCACATCACAAAGAGGAGAACATTTCTGAAATCCGTATCCATTTTGGATAATGCTTTTTATAAGAAGCCTTTGATAAAAGAGATAGAAATAAGTGAACTGACATCACCGCTTCGTATCGGATACTGGGGATATAATTATGATCCGACAAATGACTGCTTATATATAACCACGGCAAATGAATACAGGATTGCACCGAATGGAACATTTCTTGTGACGGAGATTAAACTGGACAGTTGGGAGGTTAAGCAGTATGAAGTAACGAATACCACGGATGTTTACATCCAGTCAAACAGTAGCTGGCATATGTATGTATATGAGGGATTTCTTTTTGTAAGAGGGTATGATTCCCCGTATGAATTATACAAGATTCAGATAAACAATCCTGCTAATGTTGTGAAGTTCAAAAGAATAAACACAGGAGCAGTTTCAGGATATCCGAAAGCATATATCAACGGCCGCCTTTATTATGAATGTAATGATGATCAGCTTTTAATCGCAAACACAACAACGAATGAGATTATTACCCCGGAGGCAAAGTCACTGTTTAACAGCAGTCACGAAATGAACCTGACCCCGGTAAGGAATGAACCGTTGTTGTATTTTGGTGATTATGGAACATGGTCAACCTCCGGATGGTATATGATATGTAATTATCTTGCCACCATCAATAATCTGGATGTCCCGGTTACAAAGACGGCAGATAAGACAATGAAAATCACATACATTTTGCAGGAGCAATAATCGATGATAAGGCAGTCCATAGAGGGCTGCTTTTTTCATACACAAATTTATGGAAGGAGAGATTTTATGAATGGAGAAATCAAAGAAATCATTGCATGGCTTGGGGCACTTGGCATTCCTACAATCTTTGCAATGGCTTCGTGGTGCATTAAGTGCTGCGTGCAGTACACAAAGCAACTCAAAGTTTTAGCAAAAGCACAGCAGGCTCAGATGAGGTCACAGCTTCTGGAACAGTACCACTTCTACATGGATTCTGGCTGGATTAGCGAGGAGCATATGGAAGATTGGGAAAATCAGTACAAGGCATACCACAGCCTTGGGGAGAACGGCATCCTTGATAGCCGTAGGGAACAGCTTTTACAGTTACCAAACAAAAAGAAGGAGGAACAGGACAATGAGTAATTACTGGAAAAACTGGATTAAGGCGTCGGGAGTAAGAGCCGTCAAGACGGTGGCACAGACTGCCGTGGCAACAATCGGGACATCTGCCGTGTTGGGAGATGTGAACTGGGTAATGGTTGCGAGTGCATCAGCTTTGGCGGGTATCCTGTCACTGCTTACAAGTATTGCAGGTATCCCAGAAGTGAAGGGAGATGATGAGTAATATGAAACTTGTGGAGAGCATTCTTACAAAAAATCCGTGCTATAAAGCCAGGAGAAAGATTACAGTGAAAGGGCTGATGTTACATTCGGTTGGCTGCCCCCAGCCGAAGGCATCAGCCTTTATTAATTCATGGAACAGTGAGTCATTTGACAGAGCCTGTGTCCACGGATTTATTGATGGAAATGATGGAACGGTATATCAGACACTCCCTTGGGACCACAGAGGATGGCACTGCGGTTCTTCCATCAATGGAAGTGGAAACAATACCCATATTGGCATAGAAATGTGTGAGCCTTCCTGCATTACCTATACAGGTGGTGCATCATTTAAGTGTTCTGATTTGGATACTGCAAAGGCTGTGACAGAAAGAACCTATAAGGCAGCTGTGGAGTTGTTTGCCATGCTTTGTCAGAAGTTTGGTTTGAATCCACTTGCTGATGGTGTAATTATCAGCCATAAGGAAGGCTATGCAAGGGGAATCGCATCTAACCATGGTGACCCGGAGCATTTGTGGAGTCAGCTTGGAATGGGATATACAATGGATACCTTCCGTAAGGCTGTGAAGGAGAAGATGAGTGATTCTTCAGATGTGACATCCGGCACACAGGCAGATGTGTTTGCAGGATTTTCTGAAAAGGATGCCATTCCGATTATTGGTAATCTCTGCCGTGAGGATATGAAGAAGAGTGGTATTCTCGCATCCATTTCTGCAGCACAGTTTATTCTGGAATCAGGGTACGGCAAGAGTGAACTTGCCCAGAAAGCCAACAATATGTTTGGCATGAAGAAATCATTATCCGGGAATACATGGGGCGGTTCTTCCTGGGATGGGACAAGCATTTACACCAAAGAAACAAAGGAACAGAATGCTGACGGCAGTTATGAAACCATTACGGCGGATTTCAGAAAATATCCTTGCGTGGAAGATTCCGTTGCAGACCATTCTGCATATCTGCTTGGAGCCAAGAACGGAAAGTCACTCCGTTATAAGGGCATCAAGGGTATGACGGATTACAAAGCAGTGGCACAGCTTATAAAGGATGGCGGTTATGCGACTTCACTTACTTATATGGAGAAGTTATGTTCCATTATTGAGAAGTGGAATCTGACACAGTATGATGTTTCCGATGCTAATGTTTCTGCACCTTCAAAATCAGATACGGTGACTGATTTTCCGTCTACACCATTTACGGTAAAAGTCATTGTGGATGATTTGAATTATCGTTCACAGCCTTCCATGAAAGGAAAAGTCAATGGGCAGACAGGCAAGGGTGTCTTTACCATTGTGGAAGTAAAGGACGGATGGGGCAGGCTCAAGAGTGGAGCAGGATGGATTTGGCTTGAGAATCCGGCATACTGTACCATTCAGAAAACTGTGAAGAAAGCCACAAGCACCAAATCGGCAGATGAGGTTGCCAAGGAAGTCATCCGTGGTGACTGGGGTAATGGGGCAGAGCGTAAGGAGAAACTTACGGCTGCCGGATATGACTATGCCATCATTCAGAAAAAAGTGAATGAACTTTTAGGGTAACTGAATATGCAGGTTTTATGGGACTCGGAGGGAGAAATCCTTCCGGGTCTTATTTTTTTGAAAAAATTTATGAAAGCTGTCCAATCTGTCCTCTTCCCAAGGCTAATAGGTAGAGGGTCACAAGAAAAGAAACCCTCGGAAAGAGGTGACGGATATGAAACATAATTTGAAAATCAGTGTTTCCAAAGAGCCCAAAAAGAACGGTGTTGTCAGTTGCCGCAGTATTACCGTGCGAGAACGCCTCTTGCGTTTTCTTCTCGGTGATAAGCAAAAACTGACCATTATCGTACCGGGTGATACCGTTTCGGAACTGGCTATAGCGGAAATCAAGGAAGGAGGACAAGTTCATGAGTAAAATGAGCGAACTTGCAGCAGAACTTTCAGAATTAAAGCGTTGTGGAGAAATCCTTATCAGCATTTCTGAAACGCTGACACAGATGTTTAGTTCTGACTGCAAAGAAGACAAGGCAGAGCCAATTAAGGAAAACAAAGAGAAGAAGGAAGTGCAGTTATCCATTACGGATGTCCGTAAGGTGCTGGCAGAAAAATCACGTCAGGGACATACGGCAAAGGTCAAGGAACTCCTGATTAAATATGGGGCAGACAAACTGTCGGATATTGACCCGTCAAAATATGCAGCCCTGCTTGCTGATGCGGAGGTGCTTTGATATGGGAAAACACGCATTGCTCTCTGCATCAAGCAGCCACAGATGGCTTGCCTGTCCACCATCGGCCAGACTTTGTGCTGATAAAGAAGATAAGGGCAGTGAATATGCCAGACAAGGGACGGATGCACATACCCTTTGTGAGTATAAGCTGAAAAAACTGCTTGGCATAGATGCCGAAGACCCTACGGAGAACCTTTCCTATTATGATGAGGAGATGGAAGAATGTGCTGACGGATATGCAGGTTTTGTGGTGGAACAGCTTAAAAAGGTCAGGGAAACCTGTGCTGATCCGGTAGTGCTGATTGAACAAAGACTGGATTTCTCCAAATATGTAAAAGAAGGATTCGGTACCGGGGACTGCGTTATCGTAGCAGACGGAACGGTTTCCGTGATTGATTATAAGCATGGACTTGGTGTGCTTGTGTCAGCGGAAAAGAATCCGCAGATGATGTGTTATGCTCTTGGAGCATTGGAACTCTTCGATGGTATTTACGATGTGGATACAGTCAGCATGACAATTTATCAGCCAAGACGTGAAAATATCAGTACCTATACGATTTCCAAGGAAGAACTTATGAAGTGGGCGGATGAAATCCTTGCTCCTACCGCTGCACTTGCTTACACAGGCAAAGGAGAATTTAAGGCAGGTGAGCATTGTAAGTTCTGCGGGGTCAAGGCAACCTGTCGCAAGCGTATGGAATACAACATGGAACTTGCCAGATATGATTTTGAGATGCCTGCAACATTAAGTGAGGAGGAAATAGCAGTCATCCTGTCCAAAGTGGATGAACTTACCTCCTGGGCAGAAGATGTGAAGGAATATGCTCTCAAGCAGGCCGTCAGCGGAACCAGATACACTGGCTTTAAGGTTGTGGAAGGTCGCTCCAACCGTAAGTACACAGATGAAACCAAGGTGGCAGATGTGGTAGCAAATGCTGGCTTTGACCCGTATGAAAAGAAAGTAGCGGGTATCACGGCCATGCAGAAAATTCTCGGAAAGAAAAAGTTCGAGGAATTACTCGGCAGTCTTGTGTACAAGCCACAGGGCAAACCGACACTCGTACCGGAGAGTGACAAACGTCCGGAAATGAATACAGCAGTTGAAGATTTTAGTGAAAATTAAGGAGGACAAAAATATGTCAACAATGAACAACCCAATGAAGGTAATTACAGGCCCGGAAACAAGATGGTCTTATGCAAATGTGTGGGAGCCTAAGTCTATTAATGGTGGTACTCCTAAGTACAGTGTGAGCCTTATCATTCCTAAATCTGATACCAAAACGGTAGAAAAGATTCAGGCAGCAATTCAGGCGGCTTATGAGGAAGGACAGGGTAAACTGAAAGGTAACGGAAAAACCGTTCCGGCACTTTCGGTACTTAAAACCCCTCTCCGTGATGGAGATGCTGAAAGACCGGATGACCCTGCGTATGCAGACAGTTATTTTATCAATGCCAACAGTGCATCGGCACCGGGCATTGTAGATGCAGGCTGCCAGCCTATTATCGACAGAAGTGAAGTGTACAGTGGTGTTTATGGCCGTGCAAGCATTAACCTTTACGCTTTCAACTCCAATGGTAATAAGGGTATTGCCTGTGGTCTTAACAACCTTCAGAAGATTAAGGATGGAGAGCCTCTTGGTGGCAAGTCCCGTGCCGAGGACGATTTTGCCACGGAAGAAGACGAGGGATTCTTATCTTAATCCAGTTTCAATATATGAGTGGCGGGGCGGCAGAGTTTATATTTGCCGCCTTTGTCATAGTATTGGAGGAATGTTATGAGCAAAATAAAGACAATATCGATAGATATAGAAACATTTTCTGATGTAGACCTGCAGAAATGTGGTGTATACAAATATGTCCAGTCCCCTGTGTTTGAAGTGTTATTGTTTGGATATTCGGTAAATGGTGCAGCAGTTCAGGTGGTGGATTTGGCACAGGGAGAATCCATCCCGGATGAAATCCTTAAGGCATTGACGGATGATACTGTTTTGAAATGGGCCTTTAATGCACAGTTTGAAAGAGTCTGTCTGTCGGCATATCTTAAGAAATATTATCCGCAGTATTTTAGCAGTTACAGTATTCCGGAGGACAGTGTCGGAGATTATCTTGACCCGTCTTCATGGAGATGCTCCTGTGTATGGTCTGCCTATATGGGAATGCCACTTTCCCTTGCAGGAGCTGGTGCTGTGCTTGGACTGGAAGAACAGAAACTGAAAGAAGGAAAAGACCTCATCCGTTATTTCTGTATGCCTTGTAAACCTACAAAAGTCAATGGTGGAAGAAAGCGGAATCTTCCACAGCACGATATTGAAAAATGGAAACTGTTTGTTTCTTATAACAAACGTGATGTTGAAGTTGAAATGGCCATTCAGGGTAAACTTGCAAATTTTCCTGTTCCTGACTTTGCGTGGGAGGAATACTGCCTTGACCAGGAAATCAATGACCGTGGCATTGCCCTTGACATGGATGTTGTGACAAATGCCATTTCCATTGATGAACATTCCAGAAATCATTTGACTGAGAAAATGAAAAAGCTGACGGGACTTGAAAATCCAAACTCAGTGCAGCAGATGAAACAGTGGCTTTCGGATAATGGATTACAAACAGAATCTCTTGATAAAAAGACCGTTGCAGCATTACTCAAAACTGTCAGGGAGCCTTTAAATTCAGTGCTGACATTAAGACAGCAGCTTGCCAAATCCTCGGTCAAAAAGTATCAGGCAATGGAAAATGCCGTGTGTGAAGACGGACGTGCCAGGGGGATGTTTCAGTTCTACGGGGCAAACAGGTCCGGGAGATGGGCGGGCAGACTGATACAGTTGCAGAATCTTCCCCAGAATCATCTGCCGGATTTGGAACAGGCTCGTTCCCTTGTAAAAGCAGACGATTATGATGCTTTGGAACTTTTATATGAGGATATCCCGGATACACTGTCACAGCTTATCCGTACTGCTTTTGTTCCGAGAAAGGGTATGAAATTTGTGGTGGCGGATTTTAGTGCCATTGAAGCAAGAGTACTCAGTTTCCTTGCCGGGGAAACATGGAGATCAGAGGTCTTTGCAAATGGTGGTGACATCTATTGTGAATCAGCCAGTAAGATGTTTCATGTTCCTGTGGAAAAGCATGGTGTAAACAGTCATCTGAGGCAGAAAGGTAAGATTGCGGAACTGGCACTCGGTTATGGTGGTTCTGTCGGTGCCTTGAAATCAATGGGAGCACTGGACATGGGACTTGCCGAAGAAGAACTGCAGCCACTTGTAGATGCATGGCGAAGTGCCAATCCGATGATAGTGCAGTTCTGGTGGGATGTTGACCGAGCCGTAAAAACAGCCGTTAAGCAGAAAATCAATACAGAAGTTAATGGCATCCGTTTTATATGCAAAAGCGGTATGCTGTTTATAAAGCTGCCATCCGGCAGAATGCTCTCCTATGTAAAACCCCGCATGGGAGAAAACAGATTCGGTGGCGAGTCTGTGACCTATGAAGGGGTCGGTGCTACAAAGAAATGGGAGCGAATCGAAAGCTACGGACCTAAGTTTGTGGAAAACATCGTGCAGGCCATCAGCCGTGATATTCTTGCCTATGCCATGCGTACTTTGTCACACTGCTTTATCTGTGGCCATGTCCATGATGAACTTATTATTGAATGCAGTAAGGATGTATCGGTGGATGCCATCTGTGAGCAGATGGGAAGAACACCACCATGGATTAAGGGACTGCTGCTTCGTGCCGATGGCTATGAAACAGAATTTTATAAAAAAGATTAGACAGACTGTCCAATTTTACCTCCTGCCGGGGCTATTAGGCAGGAGGTGTTTTTTATGACAAACGAAAACAGAATCGTAACGAAGATTACAGAACCGGGAGTTTCTCCTGCCTTTATAAAACCACGCATGACAGAAGAACAGCTAAAAAATGATTATAAATACTGCATGGCACAGAAACTGTTGAAACTGATGCTGGAGAGAGGTCTGATTACTGTGGATGAATTTGACAAGATAACAGAGAAGAATCGCAAAACTTTCTCTCCGTATCTGGTGGAAATCATGTCCTGAATGACTTGATATTACGGCACTTTTACGGGAATATGTCCATACCGAAAGTGAGGTGAGATGATGAAAAGGATAACAAAAATCGAGGAAAATAAAGCCTTATCCACGAAGAAAAAAATCCGTGTTGCAGCATACTGTCGTGTGTCCACGGCAAGTGATGAACAGCTTATCAGCCTTGAGGCACAAAAAGCACATTATGAGGATTATATCAAATCCAATGATGAATGGGAGTATGCGGGTCTTTATTATGATGAAGGCATCACGGGTACAAAAAAGGAATGCAGGGATGGTTTGCTTTCCCTTGTGGATGCCTGTGAAAAAGGTATGGTAGATCTGGTCATTACAAAGTCTATCAGCCGTTTCAGCAGAAATACGACAGACTGCTTGGAACTGGTAAGAAAACTGCTGGATTTAAAGGTAACCGTGATTTTTGAAAAAGAAAACATTAATACGGGTGCCATGGAGAGCGAGCTGATGCTTTCCATTTTGAGCAGTCTTGCTGAGAGTGAATCGGTATCTATTTCCGAAAACAGCAAATGGTCTGTACAGAAACGTTTTCAGAACGGAACCTTTATCATTTCCTACCCACCGTATGGATATAAGAATGAAGACGGTGAGATGGTGATTGTGCCTGAGCAGGCAGAAGTTGTAAAACAGATATTTGCTGATACACTTGCAGGAAAAAGTACACACGCCATTGCAAAGGAACTGAATGAGCGGGGTGTTGCAAGTAAAAAAGGTGGTAACTGGACTCCCGGAACCATCAACGCTATTATCCGCAATGAAAAGTTCACGGGAGATGCCATTTTTCAGAAAACCTATACGGACAGCAGTTTTACCCGTCACTTGAATAAAGGGGAATGCGACCAGTATTTATGTGAAGGGCATCACGAGGCAATTGTGAGTCATGAGGTCTTCGAAAAAGCCAATGAAGTACTGAACCAGCGTGGAAAAGAAAAAGGTAATGGGGTAAACACACAGCGTTACCAAAACCGTTATGGTTTTTCCGGCAGGATTCGGTGTGGTGAGTGCGGTGGAGTGTTCAAACGCAGAATGCATTATAAACCGAGTGGCAATTATGTAGCCTGGTGCTGCACACGTCATATTGAGGACAAGAATTCCTGTTCCATGAAATACATCACAGATGAAGGTATCAAAGCTGCATTTCTTACCATGATGAATAAACTGGCATTTGCCCATCAGATTGTGCTAAAGCCTTTACTTCATAATCTGCAGGGACTGGATGATAAAGACCGATTGTTGCAGATACAGGAATACGAAGACAAACTGGAAAAGAATACGGAACAAAGGCAGGTGCTGACAAGCCTTATGGCAAGCGGGCTGCTAGAGCCTGCACTCTTTAACAGTGAAAACAATAGGCTGGTTCAGGAAGAGCATCGTTTACAGAACGAGAAAAGCAATGTTATGAATTCCGTTAGTGGTGACAGAACGAAGGTGGATGCTTTGAAAAAACTGATCAAAGCTGTTTCCGGAGGCAGAACATTTACGGAATATGATGACGATGTTTTTCTTGCCCATGTTGAAAGCATTATCGTGGTATCGAGGGATGAAATCATATTTGTGATGAAATGCGGATTAAACTTGAAAGAAAGGCTGGTGAGATAGTGGCACATATACCATATGGATACAAGATTGTTGACGGCAAAGCAGTCATCGATGAGGAGCAGGCAGAGAGAGTAAGAACTTTATTCGAGGGTTATATTTCAGGACTTGCCCTTAAAACTGCGGCAGAGAAAGCAGGACTTCAAATTTTCCATGGCAGTGCCGGGCGAATGCTACGAAATATACACTACCCTGGAGATGAATATTACCCCGCCATTATTGAAAAGGAATTATTTGATAAGGCTGAAGAAATACGCATTGCAAGAGCAGGAAAGCTTGGCAGGATTCGGGAACTGGAGAAAAGGCCGAACATGACAGTGGATACACATTTTTCATTAAAGGAAGTTCCTGTAAAATTTTCAGATCCATTTGAACAGGCGGAATACGCATACAGCCTGATAGAGAGCGAGGTGGAAAAAGTTGAGTAAGAATATAACAGTTATTCCGGCACGGAGGCGTGTCGGCAATACCGTGAACAGGGAAGAAAAGCCGAAATTAAAGGTCGCAGCGTACTGCCGTGTCAGTACAGACAGCGATGAACAGGCCACAAGTTATGATGCACAGGTGGAGCATTACACCAATCTCATAAAGAAAAATGATGACTGGGAGTTTGCCGGGATATTTGCAGATGATGGTATTTCGGGTACCAACACCAAAAAGCGTGAAGAGTTTAACCGGATGATTGAAGAATGTATGGCTGGCAACATAGACATGGTCATTACCAAGTCCATCAGCCGTTTTGCAAGAAATACTCTGGACTGCCTGAAATATATCCGTCAGTTAAAAGAAAAGAATATCCCCGTATTCTTTGAAAAAGAAAATATAAACACAATGGATTCCAAAGGAGAGGTTCTCATTACCATTATGGCCAGTCTTGCACAGCAGGAATCGGAATCCCTGAGCAAAAACGTAAAGTTAGGACTGCAGTTTCGTTACCAGAATGGCGAGGTGCAGGTTAATCACAACCGTTTCATGGGATATACAAAAGATGAAAACGGGCATCTTATTATTGAGCCGGATGAAGCAGAAATCATAAAACGCATTTACCGGGAATACCTGCAGGGTGCAAGCCTGAAACAAATAGGAGAAGGTCTTGAGGCGGATGGGATACTCACGGCAGCAGGGAAAACCAAATGGCGTCCGGAAACCATCAAAAAAATCCTGAAAAACGAGAAATACATTGGTGATGCACTTCTTCAAAAGACTTATACGGTGGATGTCCTTACCAAAAAGCGTGTTGTGAATAATGGTATTGTTCCACAGTATTATGTGGAAAACAGCCACGAACCTATTATTCCCCGTGACATTTATATGCAGGTGCAGGAAGAAATGCTCAGACGGGCAAATCTGCATAGCGGGGAAAATCGCAAGAAAAGGGTTTATAGCAGCAAGTATGCACTTTCCAGCATTGTTTACTGCTCTAAGTGCGGAGATATTTATCGCAGGATTGCATGGAACAACCGGGGCAAACATTCCATTGTGTGGCGTTGCGTAAACCGTGTAGAACATGGCCCTGGCTGTTGCGATGCACCTACCATACAGGAAACCGACTTACAGAATGCAGTGGTAAAAGCCATTAACATGGTACTTGGTGGTAAAGATGAAATGCTGGAGGCATTAGAAACGAATATTGCCACAGTATTTGCTTTGGAAGATGATGGTTCACTGGAAAGCATCAATGCCAGGTTGGAAGAATTACAGAAGGAACTTTTGAAACGAGCCAATGCCAAGCAGGACTATAATGACCTTGCCGATGAAATAGACCACCTGCGTGAACTGAAACAGAATGCAATGGTTGAAAATGCGGAGCGTGAGGGTCTGAAACAGCGGATAGCAGAGATGCAGCAGTTCCTTGCAGAACAGACGAAACAGATTGAAGAATATGACGAAACACTGGTCAGACGAATGATTGAAAAAATCACGGTTTATGAGGACAGATTCACAGTTGAATTTAAGTCCGGCACAAGTGTGGATGTGAAAAGATAAAGAATATGCCTACAGTCAGCACCTTGCAGAAATGCAGGGTGTTTTTTTGTTATAGAAAATTCATCTGTACATCATGTGCAGTTAATTGAAAGTTTGGAGAATGTGTGGTATAATAAATTATCTTATTTGTGTTAGAACTAACAGAAAGTGCAAATTGGAGCGGCGAATATGATTAAAAACAATATAGAAGTAGATGTAAAAGTAAAGTGCATAGAAAATGGTATGACACAGGCACAGCTGGCGGAGAAAATTGAAACGACAGGTCAGTATGTGAATCGCATCATAAAGAAAAAGGATGGAGTTGTGAATAAGACCTTTAAGGAGGGGTTATAATGAACAAAGTAAATATAAAAGATAGTCAAAATTTTATTACTTCAAAATATCACATAGAAAAAATAATGAATTGCATAAGTTTAGATGAAAAAGATAACATCTTTGAAATAGGTGCAGGGAAAGGTCATTTTACTGCTGAATTGGTAAAGAGATGTAATTTTGTTACGGCGATAGAAATTGATTCTAAATTATGTGAGGTAACTCGTAATAAGCTCTTAAATTATCCTAACTATCAAATAGTAAATGATGATATACTAAAATTTACATTTCCTAGCCACAATCCATATAAAATATTTGGCAGCATACCTTACAACATAAGCACAAATATAATTCGAAAAATTGTTTTTGAAAGTTCAGCCACAATAAGTTATTTAATAGTAGAATATGGTTTTGCTAAAAGGTTATTAGATACAAACAGATCACTAGCATTGCTGTTAATGGCAGAGGTAGATATTTCTATATTAGCAAAAATTCCCAGGTATTATTTCCATCCAAAACCTAAAGTGGATAGCGCATTAATTGTATTAAAAAGAAAGCCAGCAAAAATGGCATTTAAAGAGAGAAAAAAATATGAAACTTTTGTAATGAAATGGGTTAACAAAGAGTATGAAAAACTGTTTACAAAAAATCAATTTAATAAAGCTTTAAAATATGCGAGAATATATGATATAAACAATATTAGTTTCGAACAATTTGTATCGCTATTTAATAGTTATAAAATATTTAACGGCTAAAAACAATAGGCCACATGCAACTGTAAATGTTTAGTTATAGGTAGGGTAGCATAAGTTAAAATGCTATTCTGCCTTTTAAAAGTATGGTATACATTCCTGAGAGAGATTGGATATGTTCCCGTATACCGATAGTGCCAAAAGCGAAGTGGATATGTTTCCGAGAACGGACGTACTCAAATGACATTCATTCTGTCCTCTCCAGCCACGTTGAGAGCGTAGTTCTGTTGACTAAAGTACACAAGTAAAAGTATAAGAAAGGCTTGAAATAAGGGGATTCCGATAGTTTTGATTACTGGAAATAATACCGCAAAAAATGTCCTAAAAGCCTTTAAAAATCTAGGGAATTTTATGGTTGGATAGACAGGAATATTGAGATTGGGTCGATTATACAGAAATGTTTATTTGTGATGTGTGAAAAATGAGAGTAGAAATAGGCTAATAATCATTAAAGAATATATTGAATTATAATTAGGCTATTTCGGAAAGGAGAGGTGTTTATGCCAGGCAAAGTGAGAGTGATTCCGGCTAATACAAATGAGCCGATGAAACATGTTGTCATCTATGCTCGTGTGAGTTCTAACACTGTGGATCAGCTTGAGAGCCTTAAAGCACAGATTTCTGGACTGACAAAGTTTGTATCCGGGCATAACAACTGGAAACTGGTCGATATTCATATAGACATTGCATCTGCTAAAAAAGATTCTTCTCGTCCTGCCTTTCATCAAATGATAGAAGAGTGTAAAGCGGGACTTACGGATATAGTTGTGGTAAAAAGCATCAGTAGACTTGGAAGAGATACTGTTGAGGTGCTCGATGCAATAAATACTTTAAGAGAGTCACAAGTGCGAATTATTTTCAAACAAGAAGAACTGGATACCTTAACAGTGGGAAGTTCATTATTGATATCCACCATTGAAGCTTGCACCCAGGCTGAAAATGAAACACGAAGTGCTAATATCAAATGGGGTATAAAACAGAGAGCCAGTAACGGCAGCTTGGGGTTCTATCGTAGAAAATGTTATGGCTATGATAAAGACGAGAATGGTAATCTTATAATCAATAAAGAACAGGTAGAAGTTGTTAAGCTGATTTTCGATTTGTATCTTGGTGGTAAAAGCATATTAGGTATTGTTGAGGAACTTAAAGATAGATATATTAAATCTCCAACAGGCAAAGATGACTGGCCAAAACGTTCAGTAGAAAAAGTGCTGAGTAATGAAAAGTACATAGGTATTTCGGCTGTTAATGTAGGCGGCGAAGAAGGTCAGATTTATAAATTGAACAATTCTCATCCATCGATTATTCCAAAAGAAATGTTTGATACTGTTCAGGAAGAAAAGATGAAACGCAGCAATATAGTTGCTGATGAGAATGGAATACACAGAAATACTACGAAGTATAGTTCGAAGAATAAAAACCGTGTTTTAACATAAAATAGGAGGCTTGAAGATGTCAAATTATGCATATAGAGATATAGAAAGAAAAATAGTACTATATTCAAGTCAAGCTATAAAAGAGGATAGAAATGAGACTTTTTATTGCCCAAATCCGAAATGCGAAGCTAAACTTTACATTTGTGCTATAGAAGGAAGTAAAAGTGCTTATTTTAGAGCTACAAAACCAATGTATAAACATATCTTGAATTGTCCATTTGGAACTAGCAGTTCGGAATTCGATAAAAATAAATTTGATGAGTCAGAATTTGTTTTTAATAATGCAATTGATGGTCTTCTATCTGTAACTGGAAATCCTAAAGAAGAAAAGAAAATTGTTGGACATAGCATTGGAGAGCCGAAAGCACATCCACTAAGGACACTAAAGCAAATTTATTCTATGTGTAAGAGTATGCCAGTAAATTCGAAATATGGTGATAAAGAAATAGGAGAAATGTTATTGGATGATAGAAGTGAATATAGATATCCTAGGGGCTGTTTTGACAAGAAGATAATTGAGGCAGCTGTTAAAGGAAAGTTATATGATAACGAAAAGAAAGAAATCTATTTAGTTGCTCCTATGTATAGCCACAACTATTCTTTTATATTATCATTTTTTGATGAAATCACATATAAAACTATTCGTTCTGAGATATATAATAACAGAGATAAGATTATAGTTGTTGCCGGCGAATGGAAATCGTCAGGTATATATAATTCTTTTATCACACATGTATATGGAAGAAAGCAAGTTGCTATTATAAAATAGCCTAATCAAGATGAATATGGAAATTCAAGAAAATGCTGGAAAATCAACTTATCGAGTCAGTTTGAAATAGCCTAAAAATCTCACGTTGAGTGTGTATGTTTGCTGACTAAAGTACAGAAGTAAAAGTGTAGAAATATCGAGAAATAGTAAGGTTTCCGGGGATAGGAGTATAAACTTCAGTACCCGGAAACTTTTAAATTGTGGGTAAGACAGAACTTGTCCACTATGTTAAGAAAGGATAGTTGAGTAGACACTTTAGATATTTGATAGAGCTGAGTAGATAGAATTACTCTCTTGATTTTTATAGCGCAGTGCGCTATAATTAACTAAGATTGATAAAGGAGCATGATGGTAAATGATTGATGTTAAAAACAAGTCTCTTGATGGAATGACTTTTATAGATTTATTTGCTGGATTGGGAGGTTTTAGATTAGCATTAGAATCTTATGGAGCAAAATGCATTTATTCAAATGAATGGGATAAGCCTGTCCAAGAAGTATATTATGAAAATTTTGGGGATATGCCGGAAGGCGATATTACACTGGTAGATGAGAAGAGCATACCAGATCATGATATTTTATGTGCGGGATTTCCTTGCCAAGCTTTCTCAATAAGTGGAAAACAACGTGGTTTTGAGGATAGCAGAGGAACTTTGTTCTTTGATGTGGCGAGGATAGTAAAAGAAAAGAAACCCAAAGTTGTTTTTATGGAAAATGTGAAAAACTTTGCTACACACGATGGTGGAAAAACACTTGAAGTGGTTAAGGGAACAATGGAGGAATTGGGCTATACATTTTATCAAAAAGTTTTAAATGCTGTTAATTATGGTGTTCCTCAGAAACGAGAAAGAATTTATATGGTGTGTTTCAGAAACGATTTACTCATTGATGATTTTAAATATCCAAAACCTTTTAAATTAACTAGACACGTTGAAGATTTTCTTCTTTCAGATGAATCGATGGTGGAACATTTATATGTAGATAGACCGGATACTTATTTTAATGGAGTTCAAGACACTGAATATAGTGATAAATCCATACGATTAGGAATAGTTAATAAAGGTGGACAAGGTGAAAGAATTTACAGCATTAAAGGGATTGCAATAACTTTATCTGCTTATGGAGGAGGCGTTTTTGCGAAGACTGGTGGTTATTTGATAAATGGGAAAACTCGAAAACTGCATCCTCGAGAATGTGCAAGAATTATGGGGTATCCAGACACATATAAAATATGCAAAAGTGCCAACCAAGCCTATAAACAATTTGGCAATTCGGTAGTTATTGATGTGTTGCAATTGATAACCAGAGAAATAGGTGTTGCTATGGAGGGTAAATAATTATGAATGAGGTGGAATTTAGAAACTGGTTAAGTAGAAATGGTGTGAAGCCCAAAATTGTTGGGGATACAATTTCTAGGTTAAAACGGATTGAAAGAGAAATTGAAAACTGCGATATTGATGAGCAATATCGCAGTGATAAATGTGAGCATTTATTAAATCTCTTTTTGAATATGGGCAATAATGACGAAATGAAACAATGTCCTAATGCACAGTTTCCTATTGGAAAGTATTATATGAGTACATATCGTCATGCCATTAAGCAATATATTCAGTTTTGCGATGAAATGTTACAATAGCTCTGACCTAAATTTTTCTAAGTCGGATGCTAATTGTTCCTGCTTTACATTTATTGTAAAGATAACATTTTTGTTACGAGTGTTTGAAAGTTGTTTGACTTCAAAGAGGCCTTCATCAGTCTGCGGGGATAAGTAATAGGTGTAGTTTCCTAATTCAAATCTAACCTTAGAAAGACTGGCAGGAGCATTGGCAAACAACTTTTTCTTTCCTTTTACCGTTTGTTTGTAAACATCGGTGATTCCAAATTTATTTTTTAGAGCTGATATTACGGCATCAACATATTTTCCTGATGGTTCGCTTGATCCACTCTTTTTAATTCTGAAGTTTGCCGATACTTCAAAATATTCACCGAATTTTTCAATAGGACAGATAAGCATATGATTTCTTTTGCTTATTACATACTTAACTTTCTTTTCTCTATAATGACCAATAATCCACTGAGTAAAAATATCAGGGTCTATGTTTAGTACTTCGCCGGCGGTTCCTGCGGCATTGAATCTATCATAGTCTTGATTCATATAAGCAATCATTAACTCTGTCATTTCGTTTGGTAGACTTTTGTTACGAGGAGAAAAAATAAATGTTTTAGAAGCATCATCTGGCAATAAAACAAACTGTCCTGATTGTGCTGCAGTATCTTTTGCTTCAATAAAAAATGCAGAATGACCATTAATAATTACTTCAATATCTGATCCAGTAGAGTCGGCAGTATCATGATGAAAAAATTCTATACCATCTTTTCCATAGCTCGTTCTTAAATATTCTAAACTGTCTAATTCAAATTGTTCACCTGGTCTCATTATTAGTACCTCTCTTTCATTTTTTGTGTTTTTATAAGTCGTAAGCGGGTTATCATTATCATTCAATAATTTTATAATGGACTGACCGAGTAGTTTGATAACATTTACAGTCATTGCATTGCCCGCTTGCATAAGTAGATGTCTATCGGTAACTTCGTCTTTTACTTTATCTGCATAATTTCTTGGGAACCCTTGAAGAAGGAGTGCTTCATAACCAGTCAATTGATAAATAGTACGGTTCTTAACATATAAGACACCATCACGTTGGGCTCTTAGGGTAGGACATTTGCCATCGTAAATTCGCAAATCGTTCATCCTAGTATCAATTATTTTTCCTTCCATTTCCTTAATATCCGCTACTGTATATTTTCCGTTATTTGTAGGGTTATTAAGATAATATGACAATATTTCAAGACGATACTCAGATGCCACATTATCATCAATTAAATAATCAGATAGTGGCGGTTTTTCCACTGGTTTTGGCCATTGAAACTTATTTATGTCGACATTTAAATCTTTTCTAATGCCAACAAAATATACACGCTGTCTCATTTGAGGAACACCATAGTCTAGACTTGTTAAAACCTTATAAACAACATCATATCCTGCATTATTTAATTCATTAATTATAATCTTTAAGGTATTTCCTTTATCATGTGTTACTAAGCCTTTAACATTCTCGAAAAGAAAACATTTAGGTTTACTTTCTTCTAAGATTCTGACTAGATGAAATATAATTTGTCCTCTATCATCAGAAAAGCCCTCTTTTCTGCCGATTACAGAAAATGTTTGGCATGGGAATCCTGCAATCAGCATATCATATGTGGGCAAGTTCTCGGTTTTGATTCGTTTTAAATTGTAAAAATATTGTTCTCCGTCTGTATCATGCATTAGGGTGTATGTACGAACAGCGAGTTTACTTGTATCAGAATAACCAACGCATTTTAACCCAGCTAGTTCTAACCCCAATCTTCCACCTCCAATACCAGAACAGAGATCAAGAAATGTTGTTATATTACTCATTAGATTAATGCTCCTCTCTTTCTGAAAAAGTGTTAATTATATTTTCTAATTCAGATTCACTAATATTTAAGAAGACCGCAAACTTATTGATATTTGCTTTAGTGGGGATTAAATATCCATTTTCATATCTTCCATAATACATAGGAGTCCATCCAAGTTCTCTCGCAACATCCGCTTTTGACATTTTCCTTTGTAGACGCCTGTGTTTCAGCATATTAGTGAATTTGGACATGTTTTATAGCCTCCTGTTCATCATCATATCGAAATGTTGACCTTGACCCATATGACGGAATATGCTTTCAAATATTCTGCGACAGCTGTCGGTATCAATGCTTGCATGAATGAAATTTAAACCGTCAGATATTCTGTCATTGCTAGTGCAGAGATATTGAAGTAATGATGATGCCATATGTAAGTCTGAATAGTCTTCTGTACCATCTGGTAGTTTTTTGACAAAATCCTTTCTGTGCTGTTTAAGTATGATGTCTTTAATATCGACACCGCTGTACCCGCATAATTGTAAGAAGTAATAGTCCAAAATTTGTCTTATTACATTTACAAGTGTATTAGGGGATGACACTTCCTTGTATGTGTCCCAAAGGGCAGCATAGGAATTTTGTATTGGATTCCTATTTTCAATAATAGAAGGTGTTTCACGATTCTTTTGAATGCATGGAATTACATCTGAACTATTATCAATCTTTACAATTTCAAAGAACGATACGAAACGATAATGCTGTTCCTGATTATAAGTGACTTCTTGATGGAAGAAAGCATTATGTGTCAGGATAAACAGCTGTTTAATATAATCCTTTGGATGCTCTTTTGTTACATAGTCAGGATTACATATTGCAATCATGTCACGCACTAATGCACCAACTACAAATAGAGTAGAACTATCCATACTAGAAACAGGGTCATCTATTACCACAATTTTATCTCTAACCACTGAATCGGCTTCTAAACTGCCGAGAACCAATTGATGGAAGTAAAGAAAAGCAATAAAGTTTCTTTCCCCTTCGCTTAGGTTTTCTGCGACTTTTCCTGTTTCGGTACGGATTACCTCATAAACATTTGGCGTATCTTCTTTTTCACGAAGGAAGAAGCCTTGGAATCCTGTATCAGCGAGCAAGGTGTTAATTCCTTCTACAGCAGCACTTGTATTGACAACATTCTTTCGTAAATCAGATATTGTTTTACGAAGTGCTTTAACATTGCTATTAGCTGTATTCTTTTCTGTAGTCAGTTTGTCAATTTCCTTCTGTAAGTCACTACGGCTGTCACGATATTTCTGAATTTCATCTGATAGAACAAATGCAAGATAGTGCATAACATCAGCCTTACACTGCGGTTGTTTCTTTGTTCGGTCATTAACAATATCATTATTTTCACGAATTTTTTCATTCATGGCATCAATTATATCGTTTAATTCTTTGATAATGCTTGTTAAGTCCTCAATCTCAATAACCAAATCTGGATGAGCTATTTTTTCATTAAAACGTTGTGCATTAACTTCTGCTTTTGCCTTAAATGTTTCAAATAGCTTAGCGTATGCTGCTAATTCATCTTTTATTTTTGGATAAGCATTATTAAGATTACTGTTATATGTACGCCACATATTGTTGATGGCATTTCCGTAATTTGCCTTATAGCTCTTTAGCGTTGATAAATCAGCTTCGTATTCTCGGTCAAAACAACGTGCTATTTCTTCTTCAAAATTTTCAGGAAGATCTCTTTGACAGTACGGACATTTTCCGTCTGCACTTGTATGATATTCTTCGTGACCTTGACGAACCCAATCGGTCGCATTAATTGCTCTCATGAAATTGGCAAAAGGACTATCACTACTGCTCATAATTTTCTTGCTTAAAATAGATGAAGTAGGTAGTGTGCTTGCATCACCCTTATACATTTCTGGGTAGGTAGTAGCATCGTTACTGAATGCGGCTTCAACCATTGCAATTAACGAAACTTCATCAAAGTTTTTGGGAGATGTCTCTTGCAATAATGCTTTTGCAAAGCCGTCCTTTGTCTTTTTACCAGCTAAGGCAGCTTCTACCGCTTTTCTGAAATCCTTCGTCTTTTCCCAACATATGTTCTGAAAAGTTTCATATTGCTTTTTTAATAAGCCTTCTTGCTCACCAAGTTTTGTAGAAGCATCCGAAAATGCAGATTGAGCCACTCCAAGATTAGCGGTGGCATCTTCTATCTGCTTTTGAACCTGTGCGTTTTGTTCGCTGATTGTAAAGACTCCGGGCATATCACCATAACTTGCAATATTCTTTTGAATGAATTCTTCATTGTAAACGAGCATTAGATAGTCATCGGCCGTATGACCAGAATCCCATTGAAGATCAGTTTTTTCTTTCAGTACCTTTGCTACGGTAGATTTACCACATCCGTTGTTGCCAAACAAAAAGTTAATATAAGACGGTGTAAATGACTTATCGTGAAAGGTAGCCTGATTAAGCGATACCTTTGTTATCGCTGATTGTAATTTTTCATTCATAGGCATACCTCCTAAAATTTATTCTTTGATGCGGCCTTCACGCACCCATTGATCTACTTCGGAAATTTTGAATTTGTACATTTTTCCTGCTTTATAAAAAGGGAGTTTTCCACTTTTAACCCATATTCGGATAGTGTCTTTGCTAACACTAAGGTGGTCTGCTATATCTTCAAGATTTACCCATTTTTCAGTTTCTTGATTAATTTCTGTCATGTTGTCCTCCAAATCTATAATGACGGAATAAGAAGACTAATTCCTTTTAGCTTCAATTCCTCGACAATGTTTACATTTTTAATTGCCCAATGTGTTCTATCAAATTCATTTAATTTTTCTGTACCTCGCAAGTCTAATTCTGTAATCATATAACTTAATGTTTCTTGTGGAATTGGGCACATTGGTAATGATTGGAAATAGATTTTTAAATCACCGTTGTGCATCTGCTGTATTTTAGTTATAAATCCATATTGTGCAATTTGTGGACCTGTAGGTATTGTTTCAGGAGGGCTATATCTATAGTTCTCCGAGGCAAATATACACGGATACGACATAATTTCTGCCTTTGCTTCATCTGTAAATGTAGCAAGGCGATCGTGTATATTTTTTGCAGTTCCTTCATTAATCGTCAATGCTCTTTTAACATCAACAATGAAATATGGTTTATCGTATTGTTCTCCGAGAATAACGAATAGATTAAAATAATCCATATTAATCGTTTTTTGAATATATGTTGGAGTTCCTACCATGTTATTACTTGTTGGAAGCATAATATTGACGGTTGTACTACTGACATTTTGTGCCAAGCCAATATTTGTTCCCGTACCGTTTTGTTCGAAAGTATAGGTATTTTTTCTTTCGGTAGGAAGAGATGATTCTTTTGCTGCAATATCCAACTCGTTTTTCACTCAGCATCGACCACCTTTCCATTTTTAATAACTACATTAGTTGCTTGTCCAATATTGATCCCATTTCCAGTTTGGTTGAATATAAACTGGTTATTTATTATAGGTTGAGAACTTTCCGATTTTGATTTTTCTGTATCCAAATCTACGCTATTGATAATTTCAACCTCGGTTTCTTCTTTAATATTTTTAACATGCTCTTGTTCAGCATCATCTGTAATTTCACAGGTGGTGCTTATTTTTATTTTATGGTCATAAGATGTACCAATTTTTGATTCAAATGTGTGCCGTTGTCCTTTAATTTCAGGCTCTTTTTGCCAAGCAGATAAAGTATCAAATCCAATGCTATTATCTTTTCTATTCACAATAATGAAATGCCAAATTCCGAGTAGAAGAGAATAAAGATTTATTTCAGAAGATGCTAATAAATCATTCTTATTCATTGGTTTCCCATCTTCTTTGGCATAAAACATGGCATCTTCTGTACTGAAATCTTCCTTTATTAAATTCAAGCAGCTAAATACTAATCGTCTCATACATGGTTCGGATTCTGTATTTAGGAATGACTCCACTATATCTACCATTTTCTTTAGAATCGAAGGATAGTTACGCTTGATTTTATCGTCAAAGGCAGCAATTAATGCATCATTTAAGAATGGGAGATAGTCTGCATTTGATTTTTTGCAAGCTTTATAAAGAGAAGTGTCTGTTTCAAAGGTAGTGCCATAACCCTCATTAAAAGCCGGATCAACAAGTAATATTAATTCCTTAAATAAAAATCGTTGTGCTAAACCATCGCTACCGGATATTAAAAGTTGTTTTTTAGATTTACTACGCTTTTCACGAAGAAGGAGTGTAAGGAAAGTTCCTCCGCAAAGGCGTGGATAGTTATCATTCATATCAATTTGCCTCCTGCAAACTCTTGTTTTGAAAAGAAAAAACCTTACAAACCTTATAAACCATTTAATGTAAACCTAACAAACATCAAGTTGTCCTTAGAGAGATTTCTCTAAGGAATTTTGTTTATTTGGATGTTAGCGGTTTGTCTGTAATTCATATCAAATCATATCAAATTTAATTATATCAGACTAACTAGTGAGTTACAAGACCAGGCACTCTTCAAAGATGTAAATCTTTTATGAACAGTTAAATCTTTAGAGTTTGATCTCTCTGCAAATTACAGAAAGGCAGGGATTTCAAATGAAATTAAAGATTCGTTACGAGAACGAATTCCAGACCGTTGAGCTGGATGCAGAGGCAACAGAGAAGATGTGGGTAAGCTTATCACTCGAATGTGATGATGACATGACCCAAGAAAAACGAGAAGAACGCATTCAAGAGGAGTGGGACGAGCAATTCAATAAACCCGAATACAACATTTACCACAGAGAGACACGTCATCTTGGAGATGCAGTGTTCAGAAACAAAGAGGGTGTTGTTGAAGTTAACACCGGAGAAGCTCTTATTCGAAAAGCTGTGGATGATTCTATTTTTACCAAAGATATGGACGAGCTTGAGCATCAAATGGAGTGTGAATATCAAGACAAACGTTGTCGTGATTTTATCCGTTCACATTTATCACTGGCACAGGCAGATATGGTTATTGCCATTGCTCTTGAAGGTAAAACTGCATCTGAATATGCATCCCTCATTGGTGATAATGCAAACAATGTCAGCCATCGTTATAGACGTGCTTTGAAGAAATTAAAAAAAATTTTCTAAAAAAAACGTCCTTTTGGCAGCTCTCCCGTGGCTAAACAGTAGGGAGAGTTGCTCCCAGAATAAACGAAAGGAGTAGTTCATATGGAATTACAAATTTTTAATAGCATAGAGTTTGGCTCTATTAGAACAACAATTGTTGACGGTGAAATCATGTTTGTGGGAAAAGATGTTGCAGACATTCTCGGATACCAAAACGGTAGTCGAGATATCAACCGTCATGTAGATGAGGAAGACAGATTTAAAGTCATGTTTTTTGACGGTAATCAAGATAAGGAAACAATCATCATAAATGAATCCGGTCTTTATAGTCTTATCCTTTCAAGCAAGATGCCTAATGCGAAGAAGTTCAAACATTGGGTAACTGCAGAGGTTCTTCCGGCTATCCGTAAGCATGGAATGTATGCCATCGATGAGATTTTGGAAAATCCTGATCTTGCGATTGCAGCACTTACACAGCTTAAAGAAGAGCGTGAGAGAAGAAAACAGCTTGAATGTCAGACGCTTATTCAGCGTCAGCAGATTGCAGAGATGCAGCCAAAGGCAAGCTACTATGACCTTATTTTACAGAACAAGAACACAGTTCCTATTACACAGATTGCAAAGGACTACGGTATGAGTGGTCGCAAGTTCAACGCACTTCTTCACGAACTTGGAGTTCAGTACAAGTTCAGAAAGACCTGGCTTTTATATCAGCAGTATGCAGAATGCGGATACACACAATCACGTACCTATGCAATCGATGAGAGCAGAAGTGTGATGCATACCTACTGGACTCAGAAGGGCAGACTTTTCCTTTATGACCTTTTGAAGAGTGAAGGCATCTTACCAGTCATTGAACAGGAGGATTAAAAGATATGGGCATTGATAAGTTTAATCATGAGGGTTATTCCGACCCGACTACATATGAGGCTCTTACCAATATCCATCGTGAAGAAGTGGCAACTGATAAAAAGGCTGCCTATCTTCCGTTGGTATATGTTTGCAGTCCGTATGCAGGAGATGTTAAAACCAATGTAAAAAATGCAAAACGATACAGCAGATTCGCTGTTGATGAAAATGCTATCCCGGTAACACCTCATCTTTTATATCCACAGTTCATGGATGACGGTAATGAGGCGGAAAGAGAGATGGCTATGCATTTCAATTATGTACTTCTTGGCAAATGCACAGAGGTCTGGGTTTTTGGTGGTGTGATAAGCCGAGGCATGGCTCGTGAGATTGGTGTTGCCAAGAAAAGAAGAATGAAGATCAGATGGTTTACCCAAGATTTGAAGGAGGTCGGAGAATATGATTAATTTTACTGTTTATTCAGCAGACTGTGTCGGCAACAGCGGTAACTGTCTGTATCCCAATAAGAATATTGTGACGGATAAAGAGTCCTTTATCAAAGCAACGAAGATGGATCATGTAACTGCAAAGTATAAAGGAAATTATCGAAGTAAGGATAATTTCGAGTCCTCCGACTGTATTCCGCTTGACTGTGACAATGACCATTCGGATAACCCAAATGAATGGGTAACCCCTCTTGATATAGCACTTGAAATACCGGGTGTTGCTTTCGCTGTATCTTACAGCAGACACAACAACCTTCCAAAGGGAGATAAGTCTGCTAGACCAAGATTTCATATCTTCTTCCCTATTGAGATTGTATCGGATGAACGGGAGTATGCAGATATGAAATGCAGGATTGCAGACAGTTTTCCTTATTACGATACCAACGCATTAGACTCTGCAAGATTCCTTTATGGAAATAACTCTGATGAAGTGGAGTTCTATGAGGGTGACAAGACTATTATTGATTATCTGGAAGAGGGTGATTTTGCAGATTTCGATGCAAGTCTTGAGCAAGTGCCGGAAGGTCAGCGTAACAGTACCATGAGCCACATTGCTGGAAAGATTATCAAGAGATATGGAAATACAGAAGATGCTTATCAGATTTTCATTAAAAAGGCTGAACTCTGCAATCCACCACTTCCTGAAAGTGAACTTAAGGTGATATGGCGAAGTGCATCAAAGTTCGGTAACAAGGTGTCAAACCAGGAAGGTTACATTCCACCTGAACAGTACAACTCTGACTGCAGATTAAAGCCGAATGATTTCTCGGATGTGGGACAGGCTACTGTTCTTGCAACTGAGTATAAGGATATCCTTCGCTATTCCCCATCGACTGATTACATGGTCTACAACGGCAGTTTCTGGGAAGAGTCAAAACCAAAGTCCCAGGGTGTTTCCCAAGACTTGACGGAAAGACAGCTTGCAGAGGCTGAAACCGAAATGAAGAAGGCTATGGATGAACTTGTAAAGAATGGTGGCATGGAAATTCTTGTATCCGTGGGTCCGAAAAAAGCTGTGCAGATGTTCAATAAACAGCAGGCTCATACTTATGAGATGTATGAAGATGCTTCTGTCTATAAGAAGTATGCCATTAAGAGAAGAGATACGAAGAACATTGCTGCCACATTAAAAGAGGCTCGTCCGATGCTTGAAGTGGAACAGAGAAACCTTGATGCCGATGAGTTTATGCTGAACACACCGACTCTTACCTATGATTTAAGACAGGGCACCAAGTTCCCAATGGAACACAGACCAGAGCATTTCATCACAAAACAGACAACCGTTGACCCATCAAGTGATGGAGCCGATATTTGGGCAGCTGCACTTGATACATTCTTTTTAAAGGATACAGACCTTATCGATTATGTTCAGAGAATGGTTGGTCTTTCTGCAATCGGCAAGGTGTATGTGGAGGCACTCATTATCGCATATGGAGAAGGTCGCAATGGTAAGTCTACCTTTTGGAATGTTATCGCAAGAGTTCTTGGTACATATTCAGGAAACATTTCTGCAGATATGCTTACCGTTGGATGCAGAAGAAATGTCAAGCCGGAACTTGCCGAGGCAAAGGGTAAGAGAATGCTCATTGCAGCAGAACTTGAAGAAGGTATGAGATTGAATACTGCCAATGTAAAGCAACTTTGTTCTACCGATGAAATCTATGCTGAAAAGAAGTATAAAGATCCGTTTTCATATACTCCCACACATACACTTGTGCTTTATACCAACCACCTGCCAAAGGTTGGTGCGATTGATAAAGGTACCTGGAGAAGACTTATCGTTATTCCGTTTGATGCCAAGATAGAAGGAAGTGCTGATATCAAGAACTATGCAGACTATCTGTTTGAAAAGGCAGGTGGTGCAATCCTTACATGGGTTATCGAAGGTGCAAGAAAGGTAATCGCAGACAACTATAAGATTGACCCGCCACAGAAGGTGCGTGATGCCATTGAACATTATAAGGAAAGCAATGACTGGCTTTCCTACTTCTTAAGTGAACGCTGCGAACTTGACTCTGCCTATGTGGCAAAGTCGAGCGAGGTATATAACGAGTATCGAATCTTCTGTACCCAGGTGGGTGAGTTTACAAGAAGTACAACTGATTTCTACACAGCCTTGGAAACGGTCGGATTTGAAAGATACCGTGACCGTAAAGGCAGATACATTAAAGGCTTAAGACTCAAGACGGACTTTATGGAAGAAGAGTAATGACAGTAGGTGTGACAGTTAATGACGGCTATTTACTATCCTTTTCTATAGAGTAAAAAATTTAAGTCTATATATAAGTATAGGAAATGACAGTCTTATCCTGTCACACCATCAAATTCAGCATTGATGGAGGTGGCACGAATGCGTGAAAAAGAAGTAGAGCAGAAACTTGTAAAGGCTGTAAAGCTTGCAGGTGGTTTCTGCATCAAATTTACATCTCCCGGATTTGACGGAGTGCCGGACAGACTGGTTCTTCTTCCAAAAGGGAGAATGGCTTTTATAGAACTCAAGGCTCCTGGCAAGAAACCAAGAGCCTTACAGAAAAGAAGAATGAAACAGTTATCAGCTTTAGGTTTTCCATGCTATGTAGTTGATAAAACTGATGTGATTGGGGGTGTCATTGATGAAATACAATCCTCATGATTATCAGACTTATGCAACAAACTTTGTACTGGAACATCCTGTGGCAGCAGTCCTTTTAGAAATGGGACTCGGAAAGAGTGTGATTACCTTAACGGCTATATTTGAACTTCTCTATAACCGATTTGAAGTTGGAAAGGTTCTGGTCATTGCACCCCTTCGAGTGGCAAGAGATACATGGCCTTCTGAAATAGAAAAGTGGGATCACTTAAAGGGACTGACCTATTCGGTGGTTATAGGTACAGAGTCGGAGCGAAAAGAGGCATTAAGAAAAAGTGCTGGTATTTATCTTATCAACAGAGAAAATGTGGACTGGCTTATTAATAAGAGTGGTTTTCCATTTGATTTTGATATGGTAGTCATTGATGAGTTATCGTCTTTCAAGTCTGCATCGGCTAAACGATTCAAAAGCCTTCTTAAAGTAAGACCAAAGGTAAAAAGAATCGTGGGTCTTACAGGAACTCCAAGCAGTAATGGACTTATGGATTTATGGGCAGAGTTCAGAATCCTTGACATGGGAGAAAGGCTCGGAAGATACATCACACATTATCGTATGAATTTCTTTGTGCCGGATAAACGAAATCAGCAGATGGTATTTTCATATAAACCAAGACCAGGTGCGGAAGATGCCATCTACAGACTGATATCGGATATTACGATTTCCATGAAGTCAGCAGATTTCCTAAAAATGCCTGAATGCATTATGAACGAAGTGGAAGTAAAGCTTTCAGAAAAGGAATGGTCTGTATATGACGAATTAAGGCAGGAAATGGTGGTATCTTTGGAAGATGAAGAGATTGATGCTGCAAATGCAGCTGCTCTTTCAGGCAAACTTCTGCAGATGGCAAATGGTGCTATCTATAACGAGGAAAAAGAGGTGTTCCATATTCATGACCGTAAGCTTGATGCACTTGAGGACTTAATTGAAGGTGCAAATGGCAAACCTGTACTTGTGGCTTACTGGTATAACCACGATTTGGAGCGAATCAGGGAAAGGTTCAAGGTTCGTGAAATCAAGACTTCAAAGGATATCAGAGATTGGAATAACGGTGATATACCGATTGCCGTAATTCATCCTGCGAGTGCCGGACATGGCTTAAATTTGCAAAGCGGTGGTTCGACCCTTATATGGTTTGGTCTTACTTGGTCATTGGAACTCTATCAGCAGACCAATGCAAGGTTATGGAGACAGGGGCAGAAATCCACAGTTGTCATACACCACATTATTTCAAAGGATACCATTGATGAAGATGTGATGAAGGCACTAAGGCACAAAGAGAAAACACAGACAGATCTTATCGATGCGGTTAAGGCGAGAATCGGAGGTGGTGTGGATGCAAGGCAATGAGTTTTTAAACAGACCTTTTATTCTGAATAATAAAATCAACGATAAGAAGATTAAGCTTGGATTTTACAGAGAATTGTCGTGCAGTCCATCGTCACCGGGGTTCGAAGAGCATTTCTCAAGCAATCCAAATACAAAAGCACCATTTGTTCGCTACTTAGAAAAGATAGATGATCTAGAGCGAGAGATTGTTGAAGATTATAAAAAGCTTGATGAGATTAAAACCGAAGTGGACAATGCAATTGATGTTGTGGAAGATCCAATGGAACAGATGATTCTAAGATATAGGTACTTGGAATTTTTATCAATGCCAGACATATCTGTTCGAATGCATTACTCACTGCGTTGGACAAAGAAACTACATAGACGTGCATTGGACAGCTTTGAAAGAGGACACCCCTAGATCACCCCTAGGCCACTCCCCATTCATATTGAAATGATGTAGAATGGTATTGTAGAAAAATATATAAAACAACTAAGCCTTTGTAGGAGCAATCCCGCAGAGGCTTTTGTTATGTGCAGATGGAGGTGAAAAAGATGCCAAGAAAACCAAAGAAACCATGTGGTTATCCTGGCTGTCCTAATTTAACAGAAGGTAGATACTGCAAGGAACATGAAAAACAAATGAACCAATCCTACGAGAAGTATGGCAGAGACAAAGCTGTACGCCGTAGGTACGGAAGAGCGTGGAAACGAATTCGTGACAGCTATGTTAAGGAACATCCTTTCTGTGAACAGTGCTTTGAGAAAGGGATCATTGTTCCAGTGGATGAGGTTCATCATAAGAAACCATTGTCAGAAGGTGGTACCCATGACAGAAGCAATCTGATTTCTCTTTGTAAAAGCTGTCATGCCAAGATCCATGCCGAACGCGGTGATTATCACGGAAGTAAAAAACATCATGTGTATAAGTATTAAGTGTGTCGGTCTATGACGGCTATTTACTATCCTTTTCTATAGAGATAAAAATTTTATCCTATATATATAATATAGGAAATGCTGGTCATAGGGTGTCACACTGCGAATTAATGAATGAAAAAGCACCCCCTGGGCGGTCAAAATCTCTAACAACGGGATCACCGTGGAACGGCGTGGGGTCTTGCGTGTAAAAAAGGCGAAATCAAAAGGGTAATAAAGGAGGAACATGAGACGTGCCTACGAAATCGAATAACATAGGCGGCCGTGGAGGTGCCAGACCTGGTGCCGGACGTAAGAAATCGGCTGTCAAAGAAAAAGCAAATAACGGAAATCCGGGCGGACGAAGATTAGAGGTTCTGGATATTCCGGATGTGGAAGGTGTGGAGATGCCAAAGCCACACGACTTCCTGTCAGCAGAGCAGAGAGATGGTTCAGAACTGCAGGCATCCGAGATTTATGAGGAGACTTGGCAGTGGCTGAAGAAAATCGGATGTGCATCAAAGGTGTCTCCACAGTTACTTGAGAGATATGCGATGTGTTCTGCACGTTGGATTCAGTGTGAGGAGATGACCAATAAGCTAGGTTTCCTTTCCAAGCATCCAACTACACAGAAACCTATCCCATCTCCGTTTATCAATATTGGCATCAACTATATGAACCAGGCCGTAAGGCTTTGGAATGAAATATTTCAGATTGTGAAGGAGAACTGCAGTACCGATTATGACGATGCTGCTCCACAGAATGATTTGATGGAGAGACTCCTAAGAGCAAGGGAAGGAAGATAGCATGATTGAAAAAGTGAATCCGAGCCATCCGGATAAGGTGGCAGACAGAATTGCAGGTGCGATTGTCGACCTTGCGTATAAGAAACAGGAAAATCCAAAGATTGCTGTGGAGGTACTCATCGGTCATGGGTATGGTCATGTGGTGATTGAAACATCCGCACCTTTGGAAAAGGAAGATGTTGCATTCATTGTAGAGCGAATGGCACCGGGCATCCGTGTGTTTATTCAGATCGTTCCACAGGATGTGCATCTTGCAAATAACCAGTCGAAGGGAATGAGATGTGGTGACAACGGCATCTTCAAAGGTGTGCCGCTGAAAGAAGAGCAAAAGGCACTTTCAAAGATTGCAAGAGAAATCTACACTTCCAATCCTACAGATGGAAAGTACATTCTTGATGAGGCAAGACTGATCATCTGTCAGAGCAATGCAAAAACTACAGATTTGAAAAACACATATCCAAATGCGGAAATCAATCCGCTTGGTGACTGGACTGGTGGCACTGATGTAGATACCGGAGCAACCAACAGAAAACTTGGATCTGATATGGCTGATTCAGTAACAGGTGGAGGACTTCATGGTAAGGATTTATCGAAAGCCGATGTATCCGTTAATATCTATGCTTTTCTAAAAGCACAGAAAACGGGCAAACCAGTAGAAATCTGTTGTGCCATTGGTGATGATACAATCGATGGAATCCCGTATCAGGACATCGTGAATATTGCAAAAGATTACATAGACTCCGTAGGTGGATTTGAAAAATTCGCTGAGTGGGGTCTTTTTTAGTGGAGGTGGCTATGAGTAATAAATGTACACATACACACCAAGCATTAAAAAATATCGATGATATGCTTCGAAAGATAGGAATTAATGAGTATAGATACTGTGTAGAAAATGATTGTTATGTGTGCGACAAGTTCGGACACTTTTTTTCTGTCTGCAAAAGACAATATTCCAAAGTCGGCAACTTAATAGAGAAGTATGAAGTGACACAATTAAAAGGTTCTACTGATAAATACGGGTATCAGACATATAGGATTACTGTTGATGGGATAAAGAAACATCTCAAAGGACATCGAATGATGCTTAATGCATGGTTTGGAGAAAGACCTGAGATGTCTGTCAATCATATTGATGGGAATAAGCAGAATAATGAACTGGTAAATTTAGAATGGTGTACTGTTGCAGAAAATAACGCTCATGCCATTGTTATGGGATTATATGATCCACGTATGAATACAGGAAAGTTGCGAAGAATTTCATCGCAAGAGTGGATGAGTATTTATATTTTGAATAAACATTGCGGATACTCTCTATCTGAGTTAGGCAGAATGAATAACTGTGCTCACGATACTATCAAGAAAGTAATTCAAAAAATAGACGGGATTATGGGAAAGGAGATGGCTCAATATGTATAACAAGGAAACAAATTATTATATTGCTGATATTGATACACTTATCCCTTATATCAATAATGCCAGAACTCATGATGAGAAACAGGTAGCTCAGATTGCAGCATCAATTAAAGAGTTCGGTTTTCTTTCTCCGATTATCGTATCTGGAGATAATACAATACTTTGTGGACATGGAAGATACTATGCAGCTCAAAAGTTAGGACTGAAGAAAGTACCATGCATAAAAGAAGAATACCTTACTGAAACACAGAAAAAAGCCTATATCATAGCAGATAACAAGCTATCTCTTAATGCAGGATGGGATGAAGAACTGTTAAGAGTAGAAATTGAATCTTTGCAAGGTGCTGATTTTGATATTGGTCTTACAGGCTTTGATGAAAATGATCTGGCTGATTTATTCCATACAAATGGAGAAGAAGCTGAAGAAGATAACTTCGATATTGATGGTGAGCTTGCAAAACCGTGTATATCCAAGACAGGAGATATCTGGCGCATAGGAAAACATACGGTAATCTGCGGTGATACTACAGTAGCTGAGACCTATGAAAAGCTGCTCGGAAATACAAAGGTAAATCTTGTATGTACCGATGCACCTTATTTTGTAAACTTGGAAAACAAGTCCGGTAAAATCGCAAATGATAATTTGAATGATAAAGAGGCCTATGAGTTCTTGCTCAAGGCATTTACTAATTTCAAGAATGCAATGGCAAACGATGCGTCTATTTATGAATTCTATGCGACAATGAAGACTCGTGTATTCTATGATGCTTTCGAAGATGCTGGATTCAGAGTGGGAGCGGGGCTTATTTGGAAGAAACCCAGAGCACCATTTATGAGAACTGACTGGAAATTTAATATGGAACCAATCATCTGGGGATGGAAAAGGGATGGTAAACATAAATGGTATGGAGATCAGAAACAGACGGCAGTGTTTGAGTTTGATGGCATCAAGGATTCAGAAAAAGAAGGGTTTGGACATCCAAGTTCTAAGCCGGTTCCGCTGATTGCATATCTGATTTCTCAGTGTACTGCAACCAACGGAATTGTTCTTGATGGATTTCTAGGAAGTGCCACAACGTTGATTGCATGTGAGCAGATGGACAGAATTTGTTATGGCATCGAACTTGAGCCGAAATTTGTTGATGTAGCATGTGCCAGATATGTGGAATACAAAAAGGGTGTCAGCAATGATGTGTATGTGATAAGAAACGGAGAGAAACTTGCTTACTCCGACCTTGTAAAAGAGGTGGAGGGAGCAGATGGAGAATAAGAATTTGACCCTCGGAAGTCTGTTTGATGGTTCCGGGGGTTTTCCTTTGGGAGGACTAATTTCCGGTATCACTCCGATTTGGAGTTCAGAAATTGAGCCATTTTCCATAAGAGTTACAACAAAAAGACTGCCACAGGTAAAGCACTATGGAGATATCTCCAAGATGAACGGAGAAGAGATTGAACCTGTAGACATAATCACATTTGGCAGTCCATGCCAGGATATGAGTATTGCAGGCAAGCGTGATGGACTTGGTGGTTCAAGGTCTAGCTTGTTTTACGAGGCAGTCAGAATCATAAAAGAAATGAGGTGTAAGACAGATGGCAGAAAACCTAGATTTATCGTCTGGGAAAATGTCCCCGGAGCATTCAGCTCCAACAAGGGAGAAGACTTCAGAGCAGTACTCGAAGAGGTCTGCAAAATTAAAGATAAATCAGTGTCAGTGCCTAAACCTAACAAATGGAACCGTGCAGGAAAAATCATGGGAGATGGTTACTCCGTTGCTTGGAGACAGTTTGATGCTCAATTTTGGGGAGTACCCCAGAGAAGAAAACGTATCTACCTTGTCGCAGATTTTGCAGATTGGTGTGCCGGAAAAATACTATTTGAGTCAGAAGGCTTGTCTGGGTATTCTAAGGAGAGCATCCAGTCGTGGCAAAGTTCTGCCTCCGCTTTTAGAGAAAGCACTCAAGATGCAGGCATCGGCTTAATGTTTGAAAACCACGGACAGGATGCAAGATATACGGGTCCTCTTGATGTGTCTCAGACCGTTCTTTCTACTTATGGAACAGGCGGCAACAATCAGCCGTTTATCGTAGAAGATATGAAAAGTTATGATGTAAGACTAACCTCTGAAGGTACAAGAGATGCAAGACATAATGTCTATGAAACTGATACATCAAGAACTATCGATACGGGTGGCAACAGTCCTGATTCCAACCAAGGTGGTGTTGCAGTAGTCGCTTACGGCATCTGTTCTAAGGACAGCAATTCCATGAAATCAGATAATCCCAACAGCGGATTCTATGAGGCTGATACTTCTCGCACACTAGATGGTAATGGTGGAAATCCTAGCTGCAATCAAGGCGGCATTGCTGTGATTGAAGGCAATGGCACTCGTCCTTCCCATAAGGGTGATGGATATAAGGAATCAGATGTCATGTACACATTAAATGCAACGGAGCAACACGCAGTGGCATTTGCAGATGTCCATGCAACGCTTTCTGCCAACGATGGACCCAAGGGACCGTCTTCGCAGATGATGGGAAATCCTCACGAGAACTTTGTGGGAGAACCTGCATACGGTATTGGCAGACCTGCAATGAACCAAGGCTACAATGCAAAGTTCAGTTTTCAGATTGAAGAGGAAGTTGAACCAACAATTGTGGCGGCAGGTGCAAGTGGGGTAGCCCATCCTGTGTACAGTTCTTCCAAGGCATCTTTTTTTACATCCGCTGAAGAAGAAATGGCAAACACGCTTGTAGCAACAGATTACAAAGATCCACCTATCGTAAACGAACCAAGATATATTGTTAGAAGACTGACTCCTACGGAATGTGCAAGGCTCCAAGGTTTCCCAAATTGGTGGTGTGATGACCTTGAAACAGAAAATCCCCCAGATGAGGATATTTCTATATGGAGAGAAATCTTTCAGACACACACTGATGCACTGGGAAAGAAAACAAAGCCGAAGACAGATAATCAAATCAGAAAATGGCTTAAGAACCCACATTCAGACTCAGCGGAGTATAAGATGTGGGGCAATGGTGTAGCACTTCCTAATGTGGTGTTCGTGCTTTCCGGAATAACATATTATGCACAAAATCATGATGGATAAATCGGTTCATATTTTACTCAGATATTTACAGATATGCCTTGCTATTTATGTGATTCAGAGTGATATATGTAGTACCGAAAAATAAAGGAGGTACTCATAAATGAGAGTAGAATTTAACCGAACCGGAGCAGAACGAAAAGCACTGGTTACAGCAATTGGAGAAATCCTTGGAACAAAGCCAAAGTATAAGGGGATGCCAACGGCAGCTTATGATTTTGGAGGACTCATAGTAGATAAGACCGGAGCCTTGGAATTTGACGAGAATGTTTTTCCGAAGGACATCGAAGAACTGCTGCAGAAACTTGCGGACAGCGGCTTTGCTTCAGAAGAAAAGGAAATACCCGAAGAGCCGGAAGAAAGGCCACAGTGCGAAGATGCAGGGCTTACGGTGGCTATTCCGCTTGAGAATGTTTCAGCCGGAAACCTTACGAAGCTGCTTGATGCAAAAGGTGAACTAATTAAGAAAGCCTTGGGAGTGGATGATATCCGAATCGAAATGGATGAGGAAAAAGTTTCATTTCCTTGGTTTTCTGAACTGCCGGATGCAGAAACTTACCAAGCTTACCAGAATTTCATTGCAGCACTCTGCAAGATGAGTAAAGAACAGAAACGCATCAACTCAACAGAAAAGAAAGTCAGCAATGAGAAATACGCATTCAGATGTTTCCTTTTAAGACTTGGGTTTATCGGTGAGGAATACAAAGCCGACAGAAAGATTCTGCTAAAGAATCTCAGTGGCCCATCTGCTTTCAAAAATGTAGCAAAGAAGGAGGCGTCAGACGATGAGATTTCCAAGTAAAGAGATTGTGGAAAGGGTACGCAGACAGTATCCTATCGGATGCAGAGTAGAACTTGTGAAAATGGACGATTTGCAGGCACCACCGATTGGAACGAAAGGCACGGTCATGGGTGTGGATGATACAGCAAGCATTATGGTTGCTTGGGATAATGGTTCCGGATTAAATGTAGTATATGGAGAGGACAGTTGCAGAAAACTGGACAGCGTAAAGGTGACTTGCTACGGAAGTACTGAAACTTGGGACAGCAGAAAAGATGCGATGGAGTTTTACCTTCGAGCAATGGCATCATCCGAAGGCAGTGAACAAAGCAGATACACAAAGGTGTATACAGAACTTGCAATGGGACTGCCGGATTGTACAGACGAGGAGTAAGATTATGGATGAGAAGATAAAAGAACAGATTTTATATATCAGAGTCTCAGGTCTTACCAATATGTTTGATGTAACGATGGTTCAGAGGCTTGCCAATGAATATGGTTTCTACGAACTTGTGATTTTCCTAGAGGAAAATCGAGCAGATTATGTCCATTTCATTCTTTATGGAGAGACATAAAATACACAGTTATCTACTGAAATAATTGTTACATTTATGCCAGTAATTAACTTGCTATTATGTGCTTTTAGAGTGATATATAGTGTACTGAAAGGAAAAGAAAACACTTAGGAGGACATCACAATGAAGGAAATCAGAACATTTGAAAAGGCAATCGAAGAGAAGGCAAGAAACCTTAAGGACGCAGGAATCAATCCTACACTTTTCTGGGCATACAAAACTTCCAAAGAAGAATCTGGCAATGACCTTATTGATTTTAACGAGGTCATTTGGGATTACGACATCAAAGAGATTGCAGACTGCTTAAGAGCAGAAGGCATTACAGAGTTTACCATCAGTTCAACATTTTCAAGCCTTATCGAAACCCTCGCAGCATTTGAGAAAGAAGGCATTTGCATGAACGGACTTACAACAGTCAACGCAAGACACACCGACTGGAAGACTGGAGAGCATGCAAGAATTCCAGCAATCAAGATGGAGGTGAGATAAGCATGTGGTCAGAAGGAACAATCGGAATTCCTAAGAAGGATGGCGGATACAAGAACGTAAAATACTGGGTGAAACATTTTGAAGAACCCAGCGAGGATTACGGCATCAACGGCGGTAAGATTTCCAAACTGAGCCTTAAGATGGATGGAGAATGGATTGCCAACTACGACAGAGGATGGGATATTGAGCCGACCTGCGAAGAGGCGGAACTTGCTCTTTGCATCCTTTTAAATGATTTTAACTAGACTGAGTAACGAAATGTTATCGGGAACGGAAGCTGAAAGGCTTCTGTATCTCGTATAGAAATATTTATTTGTGTCACCGATGATGGTGGCTATTTTTATTTGTGGAGGTGATGGCAAATGAGAAAACTGAAAAAGTATAAACCAACGAAGCTTATGGCGAAGTCTTCTCATTACGATGAACAGATGGCAGATTATGCTGTCAGCTTTATTGAGGAACTATGCCATACCAAAGGAACGTGGGCAGGAAAGAAATTTGAATTGATAGACTGGCAGGAACAGATTATTAGAGATCTGTTTGGAGTATTAAAGCCAAACGGATACAGACAATTCAACACAGCATATATCGAGATCCCGAAGAAACAGGGAAAATCAGAGCTTGCAGCTGCCGTAGCATTACTTCTTCTCTGTGGAGACGGAGAAGAAAGAGCCGAGGTCTACGGATGTGCAGCAGACAGAAACCAGGCCAAGATCGTATTTGATGTTGCAGTGGATATGGTGAAATTCTCTCCGGCACTGATGAAGCGAGTGAAGATTCTGGAGTCGCAGAAGAAACTGATATATAAGCCAACGAACAGCTTTTATCAAGTTTTATCAGCGGATGTTGCCAATAAACACGGCTTTAATACGCACGGAGTAATCTTTGATGAGCTTCATACGCAGCCGAACCGAAAACTCTATGATGTAATGACACAAGGAAGTGGTGATGCCAGAATGCAGCCACTGTACTTTCTGATTACCACCGCCGGAAATGATACCAATTCTATCTGCTATGAGATACATCAGAAGGCACTGGATATTCAGGCAGGAAGAAAGGTAGACCCGACATTTTACTCTGTTATCTATGGCGCAGATGAATCAGAAGATTGGACAGACCCTAAAGTATGGCAGAAAGCCAATCCGTCTCTTGGCATTACGGTTGCTATGGAAAAAGTAAAAGCTGCCTGTGACTCTGCAAAGCAGAATCCGGGAGAAGAAAACTCCTTCAGACAGCTGAGACTGAATCAATGGGTAAAACAATCGGTACGATGGATGCCAATGGATAAATGGGATGCCTGTAACTTTAAGGTCGATGAAGATGAAATGGAAGGACGTGTTTGCTACGGAGGTTTGGATCTTTCATCTACAACGGATATCACGGCATTCGTACTTGTGTTCCCACCGCTTGATGAGGATGACAAATATGTCGTTCTTCCGTATTTCTGGGTGCCGGAAGACACCCTTGACCTTCGAGTGCGAAGAGACCACGTTCCCTATGACCTGTGGGAGCGAAAAGGTTATCTGCAGACGACCGAGGGTAATGTTGTTCACTATGGCTACATCGAGAATTTCATAGAAAGTCTTGGTGAGCGTTTCAATATCCGAGAAATTGCTTTTGACCGTTGGGGCGCTGTTCAGATGGTGCAGAATCTTGAAGGCATGGGATTTACCGTTGTTCCGTTCGGACAAGGGTTTAAGGATATGAGTCCGCCTACCAAAGAGCTGATGAAACTGGTGCTGGAAAAGAAAATCGTACATGGCGGCCATCCAGTTTTAAGGTGGAATATGGATAACATCTTTATTCGTACTGACCCCGCAGGAAACATCAAGGCAGATAAGGAAAAATCAACTGAAAAGATTGACGGTGCCATTGCAACAATCATGGCACTTGACAGAGCAATCAGATGTGGTAATGAAGTGACTGAATCGGTCTACGATACACGAGGCTTATTAGTCTTTTAATTTGGAAAGGTAAGGTGACTAGAATGGGAATTCTAAAAGGCTTGTTTAGGACAAGAGATGCTCCCACAAACAGAACAAGTGGCAGTGCATATAGCTTTTTTATGGGCAATAGCACGAGTGGAAAAAGAGTAAATGAACGCTCTGCCATGCAGATGACTGCCGTTTACAGTTGTGTCCGTATCTTGTCAGAAGCAGTGGCAAGCCTGCCATTACATTTTTATAAATATGATGAGAACGGAAGTAAGGTAAAAGCTACAGAGCATCCACTTTATATATTGCTCCATGATGAGCCGAATCCTGAAATGACAAGCTTTGTTTTTAGGGAAACCCTTATGACGCATCTTCTATTGTGGGGAAATGCCTACGCACAGATTATCAGGAATGGAAAGGGAGAGATTATCGCACTGTATCCGCTCATGCCGGACAGGATGAAAGTGGACAGAGATGAACACGGGCATCTGTATTATGAATACCAGATAAGTTCAGATGATGCCCCAACCAATAAAGGATCTTCTGTTAAGCTTGCTCCTGATGAGGTCATGCATATTCCGGGACTTGGCTTTGACGGTCTTGTAGGTTATTCGCCTATTGCAATGGCCAAGAATGCTATCGGTCTTGCAATTGCAGCTGAAGAGTATGGCAGTAAGTTTTATGCCAATGGTGCTGCACCAAGTGGAGTGCTTGAACATCCAGGAACATTAAAAGACCCATCAAAGGTAAGGGACAGCTGGTCACAGACTTTTGGTGGTAGTGCAAATTCGCATAAGGTGGCTGTTTTGGAAGAAGGAATGAAGTACACACCGATTTCCATTTCTCCGAACGAAGCACAGTTTTTAGAAACAAGAAAATTTCAGATAGATGAGATTGCTCGAATTTTCAGAGTGCCTCCACATATGGTAGGAGACCTTGAGAAGTCGAGCTTTTCTAATATTGAGCAGCAGTCACTTGAATTTGTGAAATACACTCTTGATCCCTGGGTTTCAAGGTGGGAGCAGAATATGGCTCGTTCTCTGTTAACAGCAGAGGAAAAACAGAATTATTTTATCAAGTTTAATGTGGACGGACTTCTTCGTGGTGACTATCAGAGCCGTATGAACGGTTATGCCACTGCAAGACAGAATGGTTGGATGTCTGCCAATGACATAAGGGAACTTGAGAATCTCGACAGGATTCCTGCCGAACTCGGTGGTGACCTTTACCTTATCAACGGCAATATGACCAAGCTTGAAGATGCAGGTATTTTCGCTGCAAGCCCGGATACATCAGACGGAGAGGAGAAAGCGAATGGAGAACAAGAAGTTCTGGAACTGGAAGAGCCGAAAGACTCTGAACCAGGCAAACGAAGAAGTCGCAGAGCGAGTCCTTGAGTTGCACGGCACAATTGCTGAAGAGAGCTGGTTTGATGATGATGTCACACCACAGATTTTCAAGGATGAGTTAAATGCCGGAAGTGGAGATATTACCGTATGGATTAATTCTCCGGGTGGTGACTGTGTGGCTGCAGCTCAGATCTACAATATGCTCACACAGTATAAAGGAAATGTCACAGTAAAGATTGACGGTATTGCAGCATCGGCAGCATCGGTCATTGCAATGGCTGGAAATATGGTACTTATGTCCCCTGTTTCAATGATGATGATTCATAATCCTGCAACCGTAGCATTTGGTGACCATGCAGAAATGCAAAAAGCAATCGATATGCTTGCAGAAGTGAAAGAGTCCATCATCAATGCCTATGTGATTAAGACTGGTCTTTCAAGGTCGAAACTTAGTCGCTTGATGGATGCCGAAACCTGGATGGATGCAAACAAGGCCGTTGAACTTGGCTTTGCTGATGACATCGTTACAAGAGCAGAAACAAAACCGAATACGGATCCCGAAGAAGAGGATGAAGATGATGAAAGCACCGAAGAGAAGGAAAAGAAACCAACTGACTCGATGCTTTTTTCACGCAAGGCGATAAACAACGCTCTTATGAACAAGCTGGAAAAACACTATGTCCAGTCTAAAGAAATCGTAACAAAGCAGGCAGAGATTTCTGTATCTACAAACAAAGGCACTTCTGCAAAAGAGATTAAGGAGCGTCTGGACTTTATTAAGAAATTCATTTAAGGAGGAATTCTATTATGACTATTAAGGATTTAATCGAAAAAAGAGCAAAAGTGTGGGAAACTGCAAAGAACTTTGTGGAAACTCACGAAGACAAGAATGGTGTGCTTTCTGATGAGGATACAGCAACCTACAACAAGATGGAGAAGGAAATCGAGGATTTGACAGTTGCCATCGACCGTCAGCAGAGAGCAGAACGCAGAGAAGCAGAACTTGCAAAGCCTGTTAATTCTCCGATTACCGGTAAGCCTTTTATGGGTGATGCCAAGGAAGTAAAGAAGGGTCGTGCTTCTGATGCTTATAAGGATGCGATGCTTTCTGCAATGCGTTCTAATTTCCGTAATGTAAGCAATGTACTTCAGGAAGGTGTAGATGCCGATGGTGGTTACCTTGTGCCGGAAGAGTACGACCGCAGACTTATCGATGTGCTTGATGGTGAGAACATCATGCGTAGCCTTGCTACAAAGATTACTACTGCAGGTCAGCACAAAATTAACATCGCAGCTACCAAGCCTGCAGCAGCATGGATTGAGGAAGGTGGAGCATTATCTTTTGGTGATGCAACATTCGATCAGATCTATCTTGATGCCTACAAGCTTCATGTAGCAATCAAGGTTACTGAAGAGTTGCTATATGACAATGCCTTCGGTCTTGAAAACTACATCATCACTCAGTTCGGTAAGGCTTTAGCAAATGCTGAAGAGGATGCCTTTCTTAACGGAGATGGTAAGGGCAAGCCGACTGGCATTTTTGCTAAGACTGGTGGCGGTCAGATTGCTGGAACACTTACAGCAGCAATCAAGTCCGATGACCTTATCGACCTTGTGTATGGACTCAAGAGACCTTATCGTAAGAAAGCTTCTTTCATCATGAATGATGCAACACTTGCTTCTCTTAGGAAGCTTAAGGATAACAACGGAGCATATATCTGGCAGCCTTCATACAAGGAAGGAGAACCGGACAGAGTGCTTGGCTATGCTGTTCACACTTCTGCTTTTGCACCTACAAATGCGATTGCATTCGGTGATTACAGCTACTACAACATCGGTGACCGTGGTTCTCGTTCTTTTGCAGAACTTCGTGAACTTTTCGCTGGTAACGGCATGGTTGGTTATGTAGCCAAGGAAAGAGTTGATGGTAAGCTTATCCTTCCTGAAGCAGTTAAGATTTTAAAACTTAAGGAAGAAACACAGGCGGCAGGTAAATAAGACTTAAAACAATAATGTGTGACACTTTATGACGGCTATTTACTATCCTTTTCTAAAGGGATAAAAAATTAAGCCTATATATAGATATAGGGAATGCCAGTCATAAGGTGTCACAGTCTTTTTCAGAGGTGGTGATAGATATGATTGTAAATCTTGATGAGATGAAGGGTTACCTTCGAGTGGATTTTGATGACGATGATGCACTTATCGAAAATTTTGTAACAACCGGGCAGAATCTCTGTGCAGATATAGCCAGGTTATCCGTGGATGAACTTGGTGCGATTCCATCATCTAAGATTGCTGTCATGTACGCAGTTGCCTATCTGTATGAACACAGAGAAGATGCAGACCATCATCAGCTGACTATTTCACTTCGCTCCCTGCTTGAAGGTGTAAGAAGGAGTGTGTTCTGATGGATATTGCTCTTTTGAATGTGAAGATTACCGTGCAGAAGAATGAAACTGTTGTAGATGCCATCGGCAATCATAAGAATACCTGGACTGACTATCACACCTGCTTTGCAACGGTAAGTGGCGAAGGCGGTTCTGAAAAGAGTGTGGCAGGTCTTATTGTAGATGATTCGGATATTTCGTTTACGGTCAGATACTGTAAGGCTTTTGCAGACCTTGATGTTACAAAACACAGAGTTATATTTGAAGGCTCCCTTTATAACATCGTTTCTATCGACCACATGAACTATAAGAAGAAATGCCTAAAACTGAAATGTGAAAAAGTGAGGAGATAGTGATGGCAAATGTAAAGATTGATAACCTTGCCAATGAGATTATGGAAGGTTTAAAAGAATATGCAGACCTTGCTTCTGATGATGTAAAAAAAGCTGTCCGGAAAGCTGGAAATACCGTAAGAAAAGAGATATCTGAAAATGCACCAAAGGATACAGGTGCTTATGCGAAGAGCTGGTCGGTGAAGAAAACAAAGGAAACATCAAACTCTCTTGAAGTAACTGTGTATTCAAAGAATCGGTATCAGCTGGCCCATCTTCTGGAACACGGTCATGCAAAACGAGGTGGTGGAAGAGTGGCAGCAAGACCACACATTGCACAGGCAGAACATTCCGCAGTAGAAACACTGGATTCTGAAATAGCGAAAGCACTGGGAGGTCACTGATGGATAAGATATTACAGATGCTTGATGAAATGGGTATTCCTTTTGCATATGATCACTTTGCAGAAGGTGAAAGTCCAGATCCGCCATTTATCTGTTACCTCATTCCAGGAACAGATCATTTCTCAGCGGATGGAAAAGCATATCAAAAGATCAATGAAATTCATATTGAACTTTATACCGATTTCAAGGACTTGTCGGTAGAAGACAAAGTGGAAACCGTGCTGGATAAGTACGGTGTTTTTTATGACCACACAGAAACGTGGATTGAAAGTGAAAAAATGTACGAAGTCCTATATTCATTTGAAATGGAGGCATAAAGCTATGGCGAATAAAGTAAAATACAATCTTAAAAATGTTCATGCGGCAAAGCTGACAAAAGGTGAAGATGGAAGTTACACATACGAAACACCAAAGGCAATTCCAGGAGCAGTAAGCATCAGTTTGGATGCAGAGGGGGATTCTTCTCCGTTCTATGCAGACGGCATCGTATATTTCCGTTCGGTATCTAACAACGGTTATAGCGGAGATTTAGAGATTGCCCTTATTCCGGAATGGTTTAGAACTGACATCCTTAAGGAGGAACTTGACAAGAATGGTGTTCTTGTGGAGAACTCAAATATTACAGAGACAGAGAAGTTTGCACTTCTGTTTGAGTTTGACGGAGACGTGAAGTGCATCCGTCACGTTCTGTATAACTGCTCAGCATCCCGTCCGTCTATTGAATCGGAGACCAAAGAGGATACGATTGAACCGGGAACAGAAACATTATCTCTTACAGCAGATCCAAGAGAAGATGGTCTTGTTAAATCAAGAACCGGAGATACCACTACGGATGCGACCTATAGCGATTGGTACAAGGCAGTATATGTTCCTGTTGCGAAGACAGCACAAGCTGTAAATGGAGGTAAATAATCATGCTGAAGAAAGTAATTAAAATCGGAGATAAAGATGTGGTATTTCGTTCCTCTGCCACTGTTCCAAGACTATACCGTGCAAAGTTCAAACGAGATATCTTCAAGGACTTAGCAAAGTTGGAAAGTTCCTATAAAGGCAGTAAGGAAGAGGGAGAAGAATTCGCTATCGATGACTTGGAAATCTTCGAGAATGTTGCCTATATCATGGCATATCATGCGGACAACACCATCCCAGATAACATCGATGATTGGCTTGACCAGTTTGAGATGTTTTCTATCTATGAAGTGCTGCCGGAGATTCTAGCTCTTTGGGGAACGAACCTTATCACGGACATTGACTCTAAAAAAAACTTAAACGCAGTAGTAGGGAGATGACAACACCATTGTTCCTTTTGCGTTGCTTAGAAATCGGTCTTTCCATCCAAGACTTGGATTATCTGACCATTGGTATGGTAATGGATATCTGGACGGAGAAAGGAAACGATTCTGTAAAATATGACAGCATTGCAACGCAGGAGGATTTTGATAAGTTTTAATGGCTCGGAAGATACCGAGCTTTTCTTATGCAAATTTTTAAGGAGGTAGACGCCAATGGCAAACAGAATCAAAGGTATCACTGTCGAAATTGGCGGTGATACTACCAAGCTGCAGAAAGCTCTTAAAGGAGTTAACGGTCAGATTAAAAATACGCAGTCTGCATTAAAGGATGTAGAAAGACTTCTAAAACTAGATCCGACTAATACAAATCTGCTTGCTCAGAAACAGAAGCTGTTAACGCAGGCAATTGGAGAAACAAAAGAGAAACTGACCACCTTGAAGACGGCAGCGCAGCAGGCAAATGAGCAGTTGCAAAAGGGTGAGATTTCTCAGGAGCAGTATGATGCACTTCAAAGGGAAATTGCCGCAACAGAGGCAGAACTTAAAAGGCTTGAATCTCAGGCATCCAAGACAAATCAGACACTGACAAAGATTGGTGAGGTTGGCGGAAAATTAGAAAATGCCGGAGACAGCATTGCAAACGCCGGAAAGAAAGTGTCTGTTGCATCAGCGGCCGTTACTGCGATGGGCGGTGCTGCCGTAAAGACAGCAGCGGACTTTGAATCTTCCATGAGCCAGGTACAGGCAACAATGGGAATTACAAAGAATTCCATGTCCAAGGTGAACGGTCAGTCTGTCAACACAATGGATACCTTATCTGACCTGGCAAAGACGATGGGTGCCAAGACTGCCTATTCTGCAAGTGAGTGTGCGGAAGCTCTTAATTACCTGGCTCTTGCCGGATATGATACGCAGGAAATGTGCGATACCCTGCCAACCGTTCTGAACTTAGCGGCCGCAGGCAATATCGATTTGGCATCTGCATCCGACATGGTAACGGATGCCATGTCTGCGCTTGGACTAAAAACCAAGGATGCCGATAAGATGGTGGATCAGATGGCAAAAACCGCATCCAATACAAACACATCGGTAGGTCAGCTTGGCGAAGGAATCCTTACTATCGGTGCAACAGCAAAGTCTGTCAAAGGAGGAACCGCTGAACTTAATACGGCACTGGGTATCTTGGCCAACAACGGTATCAAAGGTGCAGAAGGCGGTACGCATCTTCGAAATGTTATTCTGTCTTTGCAGAATCCAACAGATGGTGCAGCCAAAACAATGGAAAAGCTTGGGGTTAAGACTTATGACTCTGAAGGCAATATGCGTTCGTTAAATGATATTTTGGGTGACCTGAATAAATCAATGGACGGTATGACATCTGCGGAAAAGGCGAACATCATAGCAACTATTTTCAATAAGACAGACCTTGCATCGGTTAATGCACTGCTTGCCAATACCGGAGATACCTGGACAGATCTTCAGACAGCCATTGAAAACAGTGGTGGGGCAGCACAGCAGATGGCGGATACTCAGCTGGATAACTTAAAGGGACAGCTTACCATTTTGAAATCTGCCGTGGAGGGATTTGCTATTTCCATCGGTGAAACACTGATGCCGATGGTAAAAAATATCGTTTCAAAGATTCAGTCCTTCGTGGATTGGCTGAATAATCTTGATGAGGGTACAAGACAGGTCATTGTAAAGGTTGGACTTTTTGTTGCGGCTTTAGGTCCTTTTCTTGTGATCCTTGGCACGGTCATATCCAAAGTGGGTGTGGCTATGCAGGCATTCAGTAAGCTCGGTCTTAAGATCACAAGCCTTGTTGCAAATGCCGGAGGAATGTCTGGTGTAATGGGAAAGGTCGGTGCAGCTATTGGTGGCATTTCCGCTCCAGTTGTCGCAGTGGTGGCAGTCATCGGAGCTTTAGTAGCTGCATTTATTCATTTATGGAACACAAATGAGAAATTTAGAGACAGCATCATTGGGATTTGGAATCGGATCAAAGAAATTTTCAGCAGCTTTGCACAAGGTATTACCGAAAGACTGAACGCACTGGGCTTCGATTTTCAGAACTTCAAAGAAGTGGTATCTGCCATCTGGAATGCATTATGTAATTTCCTGGCTCCGGTATTTGAAGGAGTATTTACGCAAATTGCTAATATTCTGGAGGGAGCACTTGGAGTTATCACAGGAATCCTCGATGTGTTTATCGGCATCTTCACCGGAAACTGGTCTCAGGTGTGGGAAGGTGTCAAAGGCATCTTCGGCTCTGTTTGGGATTTCATTAAGAATACATTTACAAACTATATGAACGTCATTCAGAATGCTGCGAATGTGGTTCTCGGATGGTTCGGTACAAGTTGGAATGAGGCTTGGTCTGGTATCAAGAGTTTCTTTGTGAACCTGTGGAATAGTATCGCTTCCTTCTTTTCGGGAATCTGGGACGGTATCAAGAATGTTGTCACAACTGCCGTGATGTTCATTGCATCTTTCTTTCAGGCTGCATTTGACATCATCACAGTGCCATTTCGATTTATTTGGGAAAACTGCAAGAGCGTTATTATTACCGTCTGGAATGCGATAAAAGAAAAGGTGACTACCGTTATCAATGCCGTTTCTTCTGTTATCAGCACAGTGATGAATGGTATCAAAACGGTATTTACTACGGTCTGGAATGCAATAAAGCAGGTTGTTACAACAGTGGTGAACGCTATCAAAAACGTTGTAACTACAGTATTTAATGCCATTAAAAACACAGCTGCTACAGTATGGAATGGGGTAAAGACGGCCGTTACCACTCCGGTGAATGCTATCAAGAACACCGTCAGTACGGTATTCAATGCGGTGAAGAGTACGGTATCTTCTGTATTTAACAGCATCAAGAGTACCGCAACTTCGGTCTGGAACGGAATAAAGTCTGCGATCATTACACCAATTGAGGCGGCAAAGAATAAGGTCAAAGGCGTGGTCGATGCCATCAAGGGATTTTTCTCTGGCATGAAGATTTCACTCCCTCATATCAAACTCCCGCACTTTAGAGTAACGGGCAGTCTTTCCATTGCACCGCCATCTGTTCCGCACCTTTCTATCGATTGGTATAAGGATGGAGGTATCATGACCAAGCCTACCGCATTTGGTATGAATGGATCTTCATTGATGGTAGGAGGAGAGTCGGGTGCAGAGGCCATCTTGCCGCTTTCTGCGTTCTATAAACAGCTGGAAGCGATGATTGACAGCAAGCTGGATATGAGCGGTATGGAAAAGTATCTGGCTATTATTGCGGACAATAGTTCGAAGGGAATCTATCTGGAGGATGGAACACTGGTGGGACATCTTCTTCCAGCAATCGATAATGGTCTTGGAAAACAGCAGAAAATAACAAGGAGGCTTGCACTATGATACCAGACATTTTGATCAACGACACTTCCATGTTTAAGCTTGGATGGATAAGAGAAATCATTGATTTTCCCATACCGAAGTCGCAGGCAGAAACCGTTACCGTCCCCGGACGAAATTCGCCAATCCGGTTTAACGAGGCTCTTGGGTTGGTATCTTTTGAACCGAGAGCCTTTACACTGACGTTTTCCATGCTGGGAACAAGAGTACAGTTTGATGAACTGGTTTCCAAGGTGAGCAACCGTTATGCCGGAAGGCTGTGTCAAATCATCTGCAGTGAAGAACCCAATCTATATGTTCTTGGAACGATTGAGATGAGTTCTTCCTATGATCCGCTTACCGGAAAGGGGCAGCTTGTTATGGAAAGCAGCGATGCAGATTCCTACAGGTATCATGTGGAAGAGACACAGGTTGTTTTTACCGGAAGTGGAACGGCAGTGCTTGTAAGTGATTATATGCCGGTAGTTCCTACGATTATAACGACAGCGGAAACCACGATGTCTTGGAAAATTGGAACAGATACTTTCCGCAGGACACTGAGCAGTGGCACATGGGAAATTCCAGAGCTGCAGCTTAGCTTTGGAGATAACAGCATCAAAATCGAGAGTGTTGGAAGTACTACTTTCCGTTACAGGGAGGGATGCCTATGAGTATCTTTAGAGTATATGTGGATGGTCAGATTTTTTATCATCCCCATTTATCGAAACTTGCTATTACAGAGGCAACCGTAAGTGAGGACGCAGAAAACATCGACAGCTTTACCTTGTCTGCACCATATAATCATCCCTACATCGATTTTATTCGGCCAATGGCATCGGTAATTCAGTGCAAAAGGGATGATGAAGTGGTATTTGAAGGAAGAGCACTGGATGATGGATCCGATTTTTACAACACCCATACTTGGACCTGTGAATCCTGTTTGGCTTATCTGAAAGATACCATGCAGCCACCCTTTGAATATAAGGGGACATTAAGAGGATTATTTGAGCAATTTGTAAATGTACATAATCAATCGGTAGAAGAACAGAAGCAGTTTGAAATCGGCAGAATTACGGTGACAGACGATAACGATTATATTGCTTACAGTAACTCGGATTATTCTGTGACGATGGATGCCATAAAAAATAAGCTAATTGATACGCACGGAGGATATCTTCGGGTTCGCTATATTGGTTCAAAGAGGGTTTTGGATTATCTCAAAGATTTCGATGAAAGAAGCCTGCAAAAAGTGGAATTCGGGAAAAATCTTCTAGATGTAAAAATAACCAAGGACCATACCGAAAGAGTGACAGCCTTGATTCCATTCGGTGCGAAAAAGACCGAAGAAGATGAAGATGGAAACGTAACAGAACTGGATGAACGAATTGATATTACAGAAGTAAATCATGGACTGAATTATGTCACGGATGAGGATGCCGTCAAGGAAATCGGATGGATATGGGCAACTGAAATATGGGAGGATGTCACCAAGCCGTTAAACCTTTTGAGAAAAGCAAAAGCAAGAGTGAAGGAACTGGCAAAAGGTATCACAAGTATGGAACTGACAATCTTAGATGAATCAGACAGTGACAGTACAATTGATGATATTACATCCAGGATGTATGTGGACTGTTATTCAAAACCACACGGGATTGATGGAAGATATCTTGTGCTTGGAAGAAAAAGAGACTATTTAAATCCTGCCGGAAACACCATCACGATAGGAGCAACGAATGTAACGCTTACATCGGCATCCGCCAAACAAGGCAGCAGCATTTCCTCTTTGGAAGATGATATTTTCGGCCAGACCACGAAAATCGAGAAGATTACCGGAGATCTTGATACGATCAATTCACAGAAAATGTATCGGACGGAATTGATTGTAGATGGAGTCAGTATTTTTAAGAATAAAGGACAGAAAAGCACCATGTACTGCAAGGTGTATTCCTGGGATAAGGAAATCACCGATACTTTAGATGCAAGCTGCTTTATATGGCATCGAAACTCTTCGGATGAAGAAGCAGATAAAGAGTGGGATAAGAACCACATCGGCATGAAACAAATAACGATTACGACAGAGGACGTGTTAGACAATGCGTCCTTTTATTGTGAAATAAAACTTTAAGGAGGAATTTAAATGGCTACGATTTTAACATCCAGTCAGCAGACATTTGTGGACATCACGGATCAGCGAAAATTATCGGCATATATTACATCCAATCTTCCAAAGACCCAGAGTGAAGATCCTAACGTACTGCCACATACCTATGCACCAAGCTGGGATAGTACAAACCTGGTATTGACACCTGTGCTGTTCCTGGATCAGACCAATGTATCTCCGTCTGAAACAGGAGTGACGATTGCATGGAAAAGAAAAGACGGTGTGACATCAGAAACCGCACTGACTTCCGGTGAAACTGTAAAAAGCGGAGTGCTTACGGTCAATCAGAATAAGCTGGCATCATCCAGCTCAGGCATGATCACCTACATCTGCTATATTAGCTACTATGATTCTGAAACTAAGAATACAATCAATATCACTGCGGATATTACCTATACCTTGGTGAAGAATGCAGCTAATGCAAAGCTGTGTACGGTGAGCAGTGATACCTACGTCTTTAAGTATGATACTTCCCAGGCTTTAGTGGGTGCTTTTCAGGCAGCACTGACGGCACAGGTACAGGGAGTGACCATTAGCAAATGGCAGTATAAAAGCAGCAGCGGTGCATGGACAGATTATCCGACCACCTCCGACAATACTTCTATTACCGGAGGAACATTGGTGGTGAAGCCGGCGCATAGCATTTTCGTCAGCAACGTGGCTCAGATCAGAGTGACAACTTCAGAGAGAGATGTGTTTGATACTGTCACGATTACGAAAATCTATGATGGAGCCAAAGGAGATAAGGGTAATCCGGGATCTGCCGGAACAGGAGGACTTTCTGTGGTTCTTGGGAATGAAACCCAGACGATTGCCTGTACTTCAGAAGGAAAGACATCTGCTGCAAGCACCATTACAATTCCTTTTACCGGATATGTAGGTATTACGCAGTCGGCTTGTACTTGTGCTGTTGGAACACTTCCTACTGGTATTACGGTTAAGACCAATACTGCAGCAACAGCCAGTGCAGCAGGAAAGCTGGAACTTTCTGTAGCAGCATCTTCAAATCTTGGAACAGATGCAACATTAACAGGCAATATCACGCTGACATTTACGATCTCCGAAAAGACAGTTACAAAGGTTTTTACCTGGACAAAATCCAAAGCGGGAAGCAATGGTGCATCGGCAGTAGTATTTTCTGTTTATGCACCCAATGGAACCATCGTACAGAATCAGTCGGGCAGTATTCTGCTTGCGACATCCGCCTATGCAGGTTCCACAGCGATTACATCAGCAGCATATCAGTGGGCGAAATATTCCAGCGGCTCATGGACAAATATAAGCGGGGAAACATCCGAAACGCTTACGGTATCCGGCTCGGATATTATAAATATTCAGTCTTACCGATGCACCATGACCTACGGTGGGAAAGCTTATGTGGATGTTATCACAGTGGAAGATAAGTCGGATCCGTATGTTTCAGAAATGCTGTCCATTGGCGGATATACGGTGAAGAATAATTTAGGCGGTGTAGTTCCTTATGTAATTGTAAGAACCAATCAGAAGGAAGTAGATTCACTTCTTGGAAGTATTAGTGAAACCGCACCTTCTGCACCAAAGTCCGGAGATTTCTGGTATAAGATTGATCACACAGAAAAAAGTGTGACCTTGATGAAATATAACGGAACTTCATGGATCAGTGCTTCGGAAAAACAAAGCCTTATGTATACATGGTATGCGCAGGATAAAGACGGAAAAGAAATGACTTTTAATAAGGCGGGCAAGGTCATTTATTTATCCGCAGCAGACATTGACAGTATTATGACGCTTCAGTGTGATGTGTCCAGCTGATACGGGAGGTGATGCACTATGACATTACTAACGTGCTGCCAACATACTTTTCAAAATTTCACAGGATATGAAGAGAGTATCGATGAATTAAAAAATGCGGCAGATGTTTTGACAAAGGAAGTCAGTCAGACATCTGCCGAAATCATGAAAACATCGGATCGGATAAACAGCACCGTAGAAATGGTTAAGACGAAGGTGGATGGCTCAGCAGTAGAAGAACTGGAACGAAGAGTAACAGATGTGGAGCAGAATGCAAGTGGAATGCAGATCACTATTTCGTCTGTTCGTGATGCTGTGGATAAACAGGAAGAGGATCTTGAAAATTATAAATTGGAAACAAGCATTTATCTGAGGTTCACAGAAAAAGGTTTAAGTATTGGAAAGCAAAATGCCGGAGATGAGTCACCGTATTCGATTGTTATCGATAATGAAAAGATGAGCTTTCAACAGAATGGTATGGAGGTTGCCTATATTCAGTACAACAAGATGCACATCAATGCAATCGAAGCAATGGATAAGCTGAGTGTGGGAGCCGCATCAGATGGTGGATATTTTGATTTTATTTCCACACCTCAGGGAATGGGAATCAAATGGAGAAATGTATAGAAAGGAGATAGTCTATGAGCTTAACAACTAGAAAACTGACAAAGTCGCTGTATTATCTTACGGCGAATGGATCGGTAAGCGGAGCCACAACGAAGCTGTCGATTGTGTTTCAGGCATCGACCGCAATATATGGTGCGGATTCAAAGAATGGAGTGGCAATCTATGTGGATGGAGCAAAACAGAGTCCAACATGGACCGTCAATAAGAGCGAAGATTTTATGGGAACTAAGAAGTATACAAAGATGACCAGTTCGACATTATCGATCAGCAAACCATTTTTCACACTGAAAATCACTGTAGATGGATCGGAGCTATATGAAGAAGTGTTTTCATTTTATGAGATTGAAAAAGCCGGGAACGGCATCCGTGCGTCTGGCGGCTTGATGAATGGAAGCACAGCGTCTTCGGTGAAATTTGACTGCACATCTTCGGATGCAACCTATAAGGCAACCTTTAAATTAGGATCATACAGCAACACGATAAGTTCCTCTGCATCATCGATTTCTTATGCAATTCCTATCAGTTGGTGTAATGCGGTGACGGATGCTATAACTGCTGCTGCAAGCATTACCGGACAGGTTTTGTTTGGAGGAAAAGTATACAAGACATTTACTACAAATTTAACGGTATCTGTTCCAGACACTGTAACTCCCAGTATTTCGTCCGTAACGTTTTCAGATGTGGATGATTCTGTAGTTCCTTCTTCGTGGGGAATTTATGTACAGGGGCAAAGCGGGCTTAAACTGAAATCAATTAGCTGCGCAGGGGCATATGGTTCGGAAATTAAAAAAGTGAAAATGACAGCAGACAGCAGGATCCGGACAACAGATTATCCGGAACTACCGGAAATGGATCATATCTCACAAAGCGGAGATGTGAGCGTTATGATTACAGTGACGGACAGCAGAAACAGGACGGTAAACAAGAGTGCCGTTGTTTCCATTGTGTCATATGCATCTCCTAAATTATCAAGTATAAAGAGCGAACGGTGCAATGCATCGGGCGAAACGGATAATGATGGAACGTACTTCTTAAGTACGACTTCTGCCGTATTTTCTTCCTGCTTGGGGAAAAATGCACTTACTCTCACTGTAAAATACAAGAGAACAGATCTTAAGAATTATGGAAATGAAGTGCAGATAAACCCTGGCTCCAATGTATGTGCAAACAATGATCTGGATCCGGAGTACAGTTATGATGTTCTTTATACATTATCGGATGAATTTAATACCGTGACTTATTCGGACTTTGTTTCAACAGCGGTGTATCTTATGCACTTTCTGCATGGGGGAAGAGGTGTTGCGTTTGGACAAAAAGCGACTCTTGCAGATACGCTGGACTGCAACTTCAATGCTGTTTTTAGAAAGAAATTATCCTGTGTGCTGGATGATGGAACGGTATTGGAAGTACGAGATATGATGGAGCAGATTCAAAACAATCTGGTGAATATGCTTTGCCCCAAGGGGAAACTTCCTGCTCTTTTACTGAATCTTTTGTACCCGATTGGCAGCATTTATATGAGTACCAGTTCTGCAAATCCAACAAACATCATGGGTGGAATTTGGGTATCCTGGGGAGAAGGAAGAGTGCCTGTCGGTGTTGGAACAGGTACCGACAGCAACAATACGTCCGTGGACTTTTCTGCAGCAAATCAAACGGGCGGAGAGTATACGCATCTTTTGACTGGGGCAGAGAGTGGACAAAAGGCAGTGCAAACAGGAAATCAGAGTGTCTCTCATACGCATTCGCTTACATATAATGCCGACAGCGGTGCAGCAGCAAGTGGCTCAGACCCAAGCGGAAGAGGTGCTTTTGTACGAAGAACTGCATCCGGCGGAGCAACTTCAACTTGGAAAACTGGAAATCAAAGTGCATCCCACACGCATTCGATCTCAGCTTCCAATGCATCCAATCGTCATAATAACATTCAGCCGTATGTTACCTGCTATATGTGGAAAAGAACGGCTTAATACTTATTGCTAGATGAGGCGATTGCTTATATTTGAGCAGTCGCTTTTTCTATACAAATTTTTAAGAAACGGAGGATTTATCAATGAAGGAATTTTGGAACATGATTCAGTTTTTATTTGCCGGAATCGGAGGATGGCTTGGATATTTTCTAGGTGGCTGTGATGGTCTGCTTATTGCACTGCTCTTATTTGTCATCACTGACTACATTACGGGAGTGATGTGCGCCATTGCAGATAAGAAGCTATCCAGTGCAGTTGGTTTTAAAGGCATCTGCAGAAAGGTCCTTATTTTTCTGCTTGTAGGGATTGCAAACATTCTGGATATGCAGGTGATTGGCACAGGCAACGTACTTAGAACGGCAGTTATCTTTTTCTACATTTCAAATGAAGGAGTAAGCCTTCTTGAGAATGCAGGACATCTGGGGCTTCCTATTCCGGTAAAAATCAAAGCAGTGTTAGAGCAGCTCCATGACAGAGCAGAACAGGAGGTGGGGGATGAAGATTAGTATAAGTAGTAAAACAAAATAAGTATATTGTGATTCATTTGGTCTTTGAAAAGAAACTTTACTGAACCAGTTTTTATTTGCAGTATAACTTGATTCTACGGAGATAGCATGGTAACATACAGCAAATTGTTAATTGTTAGAAGAATGGAGAAGTTAATATGGAAAAGCCACAGCATAATACAAGAAATGAAGAATTCTTTTCAAAGCGAGATTTTCCCCAAGAGATCGATTATCTTCTGGAAGGATTTGAAGACAATAAACTTTTAAAGTGTGATGCCGAAAGGATGATAGAGATTGCATATAAAAGTGGATATGTTGATGCGTGGAGGGAGGCATTATTTTTTACAGATAATTAATAGAAAACACATAAAGACGAGTTGAAGTCCAGATGGGAGAAATCCTGTCGGGACTTTATTTTTTACATCAGATACAAAGAAAAAATCAAATCGTTATTTGAGTAGCTCCAAGGTAGAGCAGAAAGTGAGGAAAAATAATATGGCTTATACAAACAGTAAAATGGTATCTTACACAAGACTCAGTCCAAATCATTCCGGAAAGAGAACACATTCCATTGACAGAATTACACCGCATTGCGTAGTAGGTCAGTGCAGTGTAGAAACTTTAGGAAACATCTTTGCACCAAGATCCAGACAGGCAAGCTGCAACTATGGCATTGGTCCAGATGGAAGAGTTGGCATGTATGTGGAAGAGAAAAATCGCTCCTGGTGTTCTTCTTCCAATGCCAATGATCAGAGAGCTGTGACGATTGAATGTGCATCGGATACAAAACATCCTTATGCCATGAACAATAAAGTGTATGCGTCTCTTATCAAGCTTTGCACCGATATCTGCAAGCGCAATGGCAAGAAGAAACTTCTGTGGCTTGGAAGCAAGTCGAAGGCACTGAATTACAAGCCGAAATCCGATGAGATGGTTCTTACGGTACATCGTTGGTTTGCCAATAAGTCCTGTCCTGGTGACTGGCTTTATTCAAGACTAGGTGACCTTGCAACAAAGGTAACTGCACAGCTTGGTGGTTCTTCTTCTGGCGGAACAACTGCAAGTGGATTATATAGAGTCAGAAAATCTTGGAATGATGCAAAATCACAGAAAGGTGCATTCAAGTCCCTTGATAATGCAAAGAGATGTGCTGCATCAAATCCAGGATACTTTGTCTTTGATGAAAACGGAAGAATCGTAGGCTCTACTACCTCAAGTACCAAAACGGTAGATGAGCTTGCAAAGGAAGTCATCAAAGGTTTATGGGGCAATGGTGCCGACAGAAAGGCAAAGCTTACAGCAGCCGGATATGACTACGCAAAGGTACAGAAGAGAGTAAATGAACTCTTAAAATAAGAAATAGTTAAACAGTGCTATGAGCCTGCTTGCATTCTTCGGAGTGTAGGCAGGCTTTATTTTTTTGTAAAAAACGTCCTTTTTATGCTCTTTTCAAGGCTACTAGTTAGGAAGAGCAAAACAAGGAAAAAGAAAAATAAAAAAGTTTTTCAAAAAACCGTCCTTTTGAACCTCTTCCCATGGCTAAAAGTTAGAGAGAAACAAATCTCTCGGAATTGGAGGTGCAGCGATGAAACATAATCTTCACATTAGTGTTTCTGACAAGCCACAACGAAACGGCATGGTGTCCTACAAGAGCATCACACTTCGAGAAAGATTTATGAGAATGCTGTTCGGTAAAAAGCAGAAGATCATGATTCTTGTTCCGGGTGACACGGTTGAGGAACTTGCCATCACAAAAGTTACGGAAGGAGGTAGACCATGAACAAAGTAACAGAATTACTTGACGCTGTTGCCCACGTCATCACGAATGTGCGTAACCTGGCAGACAGTCTTCAGGTGGTAGCTGATGTTCTTACAGATATGAAATCTGTAGAAGTAACTGAATCACAGCCTGTAGAACAGATTCCTGAAAAGACTTCAAAGCCTAAGAAGAAAAAAGCTAAGGTTTACACACTTGAAGATGTAAGAGGTGTTCTTGCAGAGAAGAGCCAGAACGGACTTACATCAGAAGTTAAGGGTCTGATTGCAAAGTTCGGAGGCAGCAAGTTATCCGACATCGACCCTAGCAACTATGAAGCAATCATCAAAGAGGCGGAGGTGCTAGGAAATGAGTAAACACGCATTCCTTTCCCCCTCAAGTTCTCACAGATGGCTCAACTGTACACCAAGTGCAAGTCTTGAATCAGAATTTGAAAATAAGACAAGCCAGGCAGCAGAAGAAGGAACAGCTGCTCACGCATGGTGCGAACACAAGCTTAAGAAGGCTTTCCGCAGAAGAAGTAAAAGACCTGTTTCATGCTATGACAGTGATGATATGCAGGAACACACAGATGCATACGTGGACTTTGTCTTAGAACAGCTTGACATTGCAAAGCAGAACTGCAAGGACCCATTGGTGCTGATAGAGCAACACGTAGACTTCTCTGAATATGTTCCAGATGGTTATGGTACAGCAGACTGCGTGATTGTTTCAGATGATAAGTTTCACATCATTGATTTCAAGTACGGCATGGGAGTTCTGGTAGACGCAACAGACAATCCACAGATGAAATGCTATGCACTCGGTGCACTTGCCATCTATGACAGCTTATATGACATCAAGGAAGTATCGATGTCCATCTTCCAGCCACGCAGGGAGAATGTAAGTACCTGGACAATCCCGGTTGATGAACTGAAGACCTGGGCAGAAGAAGTATTAAAGCCAAAGGCTGAAATGGCCATGAATGGCGAAGGCGAATACTGTCCTGGCGAGTGGTGTACATTCTGCAGAGCGGCAGTCAGATGCAGAGCAAGAGCAGAAGAAAAGCTGAAACTTGCACAGGAAGAATTCAAACTTCCGCCACTTGTTACAGATTCGGAAATCGAAGAAATTTTAAAGGTTATTCCTGATCTTACAAAGTGGGCAAATGAGATTATGGCTTATGCCACCGAATCGTCAGTAAATCACGGCAAGCAGTGGAACGGATTCAAGGTTGTTGAAGGACGCTCTGTCCGTAAGTACACGGATGAAGATGCAGTTGCCAAAGCAGCCAAGGAAGCAGGCTATAAGGATATTTACCGTCAGAGCCTTATCACTCTTACAGAGATGCAAAGACTGATGGGTAAAGCAACATTTGAAAAGGTACTGGGTGACCTTATCTACAAACCACCCGGAAAGCCGACTCTTGTACCTAACTCGGACAAGAGAGAGGCAATGAATATATCAGACGCAAAAAACGAATTTAAAATGGAGGATTAACGATTATGGCGAATGTAAGTAAAACAAAAGTTATCACAGGCAAGAACACAAGACTTTCTTATTTCCACGGATGGGAGCCTACATCTATCAATGGCGGTCCTGAAAGATACAGTGTATCTGTTCTTATTCCAAAGGATGATAAGGAAACAGTAAAGGCAATCAATGATGCAGTTGATGCAGCTATTGAAGAAGGCATTGCAAAGTTCGGTGGCAAGAAGCCTAACAAGGCAGCAATCAAGCTTCCTCTTCGTGATGGTGACACAGAGCGTGAGGACGAGGCTTATGCCGGACATTGGTTCATCAATGCCAACAGTAAGACAGCACCACAGATTGTTGATAAGGCCGTAAAGCCTATCCTTGACCGTGATGAAGTGTACAGTGGTTGCTATGCGAGAGTTTCACTTAACTTCTATGCATTCAACTCCAATGGTAATAAGGGTATTGCTTGTGGTCTTGGCAACATTCAGAAGATCAAAGACGGAGAACCCCTTGGTGGTCGCAGCTCTGCAACTGATGATTTCAGCACAGAGGAAGATGACGATTTCTTATCTTAATCTGAACCAACCTTTTAACTTCCGGCAGGCGGTGTGAAACACCACCGTCTGCGACTATTACGAATATACGAGGTAAACGATATGAACGAATTATATGAATTAGCAAAGCAGATTGATGTGATTATCATCTTCTACATCTTTATGGGTGCTGGTATCTACGGCATTGTAAGCACCATTATGAATGGTATCTGGCTTGTCAAGGATTCAATCAAGAAACGTAAGGCAAAGAAAAAATCTGCTGAAGAAACAACTGAAGAATAAAAATGTGCAGGCGGTGGAGGACAATCCTCTGCCGTCTGTTTTACTTTGGAAGGAAGTGAGAATGTGAAATCAATCAGTATAGATATTGAAACCTTTTCAAGTGTGAGTCTGCAAAAATCCGGGGTTTACCGTTATGCAGAAAGTGAAGACTTTGAGATTCTACTTTTCGGATATTCCGTAGATGATGGCGAGGTCAAGGTTGTAGATCTGGCAATGGGAGAAAAGATACCGGACGATATTATTGTTGCTCTTACAGATGATGAAGTAATAAAGTGGGCATTCAATGCACAGTTTGAAAGAGTCTGTTTATCGAGGTATCTTCGTGATAATGGTGTATCTCTTAAGGGATATTGTCTTGATCCTGTGTCATGGCGTTGCACTCTTGTTTGGGCGGCAACTCTTGGACTTCCATTATCCCTGGAAGGAGTAGGAGCCGTTCTTGTTCTTGAAAAGCAGAAACTATCGGAAGGCAAGAATCTCATCAAATACTTCTGTGTTCCCTGTTCTCCAACCAAGGTAAACGGTGGCAGAACAAAAAATATGCCATATCACGATTTAGAGAAGTGGCAGCAGTTCAAAGCCTACAATATCCGTGATGTTGAAACGGAAATGGGTATCCAACAGAAGCTATCCCGTTTCCCGGTAAGCGAAACCATCTGGGATGAGTATCATTTAGATCAGGAAATCAATGACCGTGGAATTGGTGTTGATATGGTTTTTGTTAAGAATGCCATTGCCTTTGATGAGAAGAGCAAGACGGCACTTACAAAGCAGATGCAGGAACTTACCGGTCTTGAAAATCCTAACTCCGTACAGCAGATGAAAGGCTGGCTTTCTGACAACGGACTTGAAACTGGCAGTCTTGGTAAAAAGGTAGTAGCCGAGATGATTAAGGATGCACCGGAACACTTGGCAGAAGTCTTGTCTCTTCGTCAGCAGCTTGCTAAAAGCAGTGTGAAGAAATATACGGCTATGAAAAATGCCGTGTGCATGGATAACAGAGCAAGAGGAATGTTTCAGTTTTACGGAGCCAACAGAACTGGCAGATTTGCCGGAAGACTGGTGCAGCTCCAGAACCTGCCTCAGAACCATATTCCAGATCTTATACAGGCAAGAGGTCTTGTAAGATGCGGTAACTTTGATGCCCTTGAACTGTTATATGATGATATCCCGGATACCTTGTCACAGCTTATCCGTACAGCCTTTGTGCCACAGGGAGATAACAAATTCATCGTTGCTGACTTTTCTGCCATTGAAGCGAGAGTCCTTGCGTGGCTTGCCGGAGAAAAATGGAGAATGAAAGTTTTTGAAGAAGGAAAAGACATATACTGCAGCAGTGCATCACAGATGTTCGGTGTTCCAGTGGAAAAGCACGGTGTGAATGGACACTTAAGACAGAAAGGTAAGATTGCAGAACTTGCGCTTGGATATGGAGGCTCAGTCGGAGCATTGAAAGCTATGGGTGCTATTGAAATGGGTCTGAATGAAGATGAACTGCAGCCTCTTGTCTATGCCTGGAGAAATTCAAATCCTGCCATCACAATGTTGTGGTGGGATATTGATAACTGTGTAAAGGAAACAGTCAAGAAGAGAATCACAACCGAAACTCACGGCATACGATTTATGTATGAGAGTGGATTTCTTTTTATCGTTCTTCCTTCCGGCAGAAGACTTGCATATGTAAAACCCAAGATGGGTGTGAATCAGTTCGGTGGTGAGTCTGTTACCTATGAAGGTGTAGGTGGTACAAAGAAATGGGAAAGGCTTGAAAGCTATGGCCCCAAGTTTTGTGAAAACATTACACAGGCAATTGCCAGAGATATTCTGATGTATGCCATGCAGACTTTAAGAAACTGTAATATCGTTGCTCATGTGCATGATGAAGTCATCATCGAGTGCAGAAAGGATATGTCCCTTGATGCCGTGTGTGAGCAAATGGGAAGAACTCCACCCTGGGCAAAAGGTCTTCTTCTTCGTGCAGACGGCTATGAATGTCAGTTTTATAAAAAAGATTAATGAAAAACGTCCTTTTCAACCTCCTGCCAAGGCTACATGGTAGGAGGTGCTTTTTTATGCAGATTACAAAATTAGAAGACGGTGCAGCAGCACCAAAGCCTGACACAAAGGTGTTTACACAGGAAGAATTGCAGAAGGAATTTGACTTCATTCTCGCTGAAAGGATAGTTCGTAAGATGGCAGAAAAGGGTCTTATTTCTGATGATGAATTACACAAAATCTCCGAGAAAAATCGGCTTATTTTCTCTCCTTATCTATGCGAGATTTATCAGTAATTGACTTGATATATAACGGTTTCTACGGGAATATGTCATACGATAAAGCGAGGTGATATAAGTGAAGAATGTAACGAAAATCAATCAGGTTGATTTCTCCGTTTTTAAGAAGACAAGGGTGGCTGCATACTGCAGAGTTTCAACTGATAGTGATGAACAGGAACTCAGCCTTGAAACACAGAAAAATCATTATGAGAGTTACATCAAAGCAAACAGTGAATGGGAATACGCAGGTATTTATTATGATGATGGTGTCAGCGGTACAAAGACTGCAAAGAGAGATGGGTTGTTAAGACTTATGGAAGACTGTGAAAAAGGTCTTATCGATCTTGTCATCACAAAATCCATCAGCAGATTCAGCAGAAACACTACCGATTGTCTGACACTTGTAAGAAAGCTTTTGAATTATGACGTATATGTTATTTTTGAAAAGGAAAATATAAACACCGGCTCTATGGAAAGTGAATTGATGCTTGCCGTATTGGCTAGCATGGCAGAAAGCGAGTCACGTTCCATTTCCGAGAATGAGAAGTGGAGCATCAAGAAGAAATTCAAGAACGGTACTTATGTGATTGCCTATCCGCCTTATGGTTATGCCAATGTTGATGGTGAGATGGTGATTGTTCCAGAACAGGCAGAAGTTGTAAAAGAGATTTTTGCAGGATGCCTTGCCGGAAAGAGCACCCACATAATTGCAAAGGAATTGAATAAAAAAGGTGTTCCGACCAAGAGAGGTGCTAAGTGGACAGGCGCTACGATTAACGGCATTCTTACAAATGAGAAGTACATAGGAGATGCACTTTTTCAGAAGACCATCACAGATGCATCCTTCAAGCGAAAAAGGAACTATGGCGAAGAAGAACAATATTACTGTGAAAATCATCACGAGCCAATCATTGACAAGGATACCTTTGAAAAAGCAAAGGAAGCCATCAGACAGCGTGGACTTGAAAAAGGCAACTGCAGTGAGGATACAGCAAAATACCAGAACAGATATGCCATGTCCGGAAAAATCAAGTGTGGCGAGTGCGGAAGATCATTTAAGAGAAGATACCACTACACTTCACACGGCAAAAGCTACAATGCCTGGTGCTGTGGCGGACATATTGAAGATTCGAGTTCCTGCTCCATGAAGTTCATTCGTGATGATGATTTAAAGAGAACCTTCCTTACCATGATGAACAAGCTGGTATTTGGAAACGATCTGATCTTGAAACCGCTCCTTATTTCCATTACAACAAATAATTCTAAAAAGAACGCAAACAGTGTGGAAGATATCGAAAAGGAAATGAAGAGCAATGAAGAACAGAGAAAGCAGCTGAATACGCTGCTGACCAATGGGTATCTCGAAAGACCTGTATTTGCCGAGGCTCATAATAAACTGATTATGGAATATGATCATCTAGTAGCCAAAAGAGATTTATTGTTCAGAATGGATGATGCCAGATATACCATGGAGCAGGCTTTAAAAGAGTTAGTCGATTTCCTTAATGATGCAAAACCATTTACTGAATGGGAAGAATCCCTATTTGAAAGATTTATAGAAAAGGTAAAAGTGCTGTCAAGGGATAAAGTTGAATTTGAATTTAAGTGTGGTTTAAAGCTAAAAGAAAGGATGGATTGAAATGGCACACATACCAGTAGGGTACAAAATAGTTGACGGTTGTGCTGTAGTTGATGAAACGGCTGCAGAACAAATAAGAGCAACCTACAGATACTATTTTGAAGGCAAGTCACTTATTAATGCAGCTAAAGAAGCAGGTTTTAAGATGAACCATGCAACAGTAAAGAGAATGCTTTCTAACAAGAAGTATCTGGGAACAGACTATTACCCACAGATAATTGACGAAGAAACTCAGAAAAGATTTCTGGAAGAACTGACACGAAGGGCAGGAAACCTTGGAAGGCTCAACAGAAGATGCAAGGAACACAATAAGACAGTTCCTACAGCATTTCATTTCAAACCAGCCGATGTAACATTTCCTGATCCATTCGAGCAGGCAGAATACATTTATAGTTTGATAGAAAGTGAGGAATAACGCATGGCAGGAGCAAAGAACATAACAGTTATTCCGGCAAAAAAACGTGTAGGTAATACAGTAACCGCAGAAGATAAGCCAAAGCTAAAGGTCGCAGCGTACTGTAGAGTAAGTACTGACAGCGAAGAACAGGCTACAAGCTACGATGCACAGGTTGAGCATTACACAGAATTCATCAGAAAGAACCTTGAATGGGAATTTGCCGGGATTTATGCTGATGACGGTATCAGCGGAACAAACACCAAAAAGCGAGAAGAGTTCAATCGAATGATTGAAGATACGATGGCAGGCAAGATTGATATGATTATTACAAAGTCAATTAGCCGATTTGCAAGAAATACCCTAGATTGCCTTAAGTACATCAGACAGCTGAAGGAAAAGAACGTACCAGTATTCTTCGAAAAGGAAAACATCAATACGATGGACTCTAAAGGTGAGGTGTTGCTTACGATTATGGCCTCCCTTGCACAGCAGGAATCGGAGTCGCTATCAAAGAATGTTAAGATGGGTATTCAGTTCAGATATCAGAATGGCGAGGTTCAGGTCAATCACAACTGGTTCTTGGGATACACCAAAGATGAGAACGGACACCTTATCATTGATGAAGACCAAGCTGTGATAGTAAGAAGAATATTTCGAGAGTATCTGCAGGGAGCAAGCCTTAAGACGATTGCAGACGGACTTATGGCAGACGGTATACCTACAGCAACCGGGAATAAGAAATGGCGTGGGGACGGCATCAGAAAGATACTTACAAACGAGAAGTACATGGGTGATGCCCTTTTGCAGAAGACCTATACGGTTGATGTTCTTACTAAGAAACGAGTATCCAATAACGGCATTGTTCCACAGTACTATGTTGAGAATAATCACGAAGCAATCATTCCAAGACAGCTGTTCATGCAGGTGCAGGAAGAACTCTTTCGCAGGGCACACCTTAAAACAGAAGGTGGAAAAACCAAGAGAGTCTACAGTAGCAAGTATGCATTATCGAGTATTGTCTATTGTGGCAAATGCGGAGATCTTTTCAGAAGAGTGGCATGGAAGGCCAGGGGTGCATCTTACAACAAATGGAGATGTGCCAGCAGAATTGAAAAGGGTCCAAAGAAAGGATGCGATGCCGATGCCATCAGTGAAACAGAGATTCAGAATGCAGTGGTAAGAGCTATTAATAAGACTCTTGGTGGACGAGAGCAGTTTCTGGTACAGCTACAACACAATATTGAAGATGTACTGAATGGGGATTCCACAGCAACTCTTGAGTACATCGACCAAAGGATGGCAGAACTTCAGGAAAAGCTGGTGCTTTGCGTAAATAAGAATGCCGAGTACGATGTTATTGCAAATGAGATTGATGCTTTAAGAGAAAAGAAGGCAGCAGTTGTAACTAAGGATGCCGAGCAGGAAATGTTAAAAAAGCGAATCGAAGAGATGCGCCAGTTCCTGCAGACACAGTCAAGCCGAGTGACTGAATACGATGAACAGATGGTAAGAAGACTCATTGAGAAGATTACAGTCTTTGATAACAAGCTTATCTTTGAATTTAAGTCTGGAATGACACTTGAGTTAAAGAGATAATTGAACACGGAATACGATGCGGACACCTTGCAGTAATGCAGGGTGTTTTTGTTGTTCATAGAAAATTTACAGAGTAGAATTGTGACAGGATTGAAAATATCAACCAAATGGTTTATGATACAATAAATTGAGATGCGTTTTTACATGGAGGATTAAG